TTTCTTTGGAAGTGGTAAATCTCACTTCCTGAAGATGCTGTCATACCTTCTGGAAAACAAGGAAGTGGACGGAAAGAAGGTCGAGGATTATTTCCGCGAGAAGTTTGATGATGAGGCGACTTTCATGCAGATCGCAAGCGCGATCCGCGGGGAGACCGACACGATCCTTTTCAACATTGATATCGAGGGATCCATCAACAAGGATAAGACCGCTGTTCTGCGTGTATTCGCGAAGATGTTTTACAACTATCTGGGCTTCTATGGTGAGAACCTGAAGTGCGCGAAGATGGAACAGTTTATTGATAAAAAGGGAAAGACGGAAGAGTTCCGCAGAGTGTTTGAGGAAAAGAACGGTTCACCGTGGGTAGAGTCCCGTGATGCCTTCGCCTTCTTTGAGGATGATGTGGTGGATACCCTGGTAGAAGTGCTGGGTATGAGTGAGACAGCTGCTCATAACTGGTTTGACGGCACGGAGACCATTGAGACTTCCATTGCTCAGCTTGTGTCCGAGATGAAGGAATATGTGGATGCCAAGCCAAAGGATTTCAGATTGCTGTTCATGATCGACGAGGTTGGCCAGTATGTGGGCGATAGCATTGATCTGTTGATGAACTTGCAGTCTCTTGTGGAGAAGATCGGAAGCGAGTGCAACGGCAAGATCTGGGTGGTATGTACCGGACAGGAAGCCATTGATGAGATCATCAAGACCAGACAGGATCAGTTCTCACGTATCCAGGCGAGATTCAAGACCAGACTGTCCCTGACATCTTCATCTGCGGATGAGGTTATCCAGAAGCGTATTCTCCGCAAGAAGGATGAAGTTACGCCGCAGCTGGAGCAGGTATATAACGAGAATGATTCCGTGCTGAGAAATCTGTTCAGCTTCACAGATGCCATTCTGGATATCAAGGGCTACAACGGTCCGGGAGAGTTTGCAAGGAACTTCCCGTTCGTGCCGTATCAGTTCATCATCATGCAGAAGGTATTTTCCGAGATCCGCAAGCACGGCAATTCCGGAAAACATCTGTCCGGCGGAGAGCGTTCCATGCTGTCCGGATTCCAGGAAGCGGCACAGAAGATTGAGGATAAGGACGAGTTCGCCCTGGCACCGTTTTATCTCTTCTATGATACGGTTCACACATTCCTTGACAGCTCTATCCGCCGAGTGATCGAGCGCTGCCAGAAGGCGGCTGACACGAACGCCGGCATTGAGCAGCAGGATGTGTCTGTATTGAAACTTCTGTATCTGGTTCGTTATATCGACGATATTAAGGCAAATCTGGATAATATCGTGATCCTGATGGCGGATGATATCCGTATGGATAAGATCATCATGAGGGAACAGGTGAGGGGATCGCTTGACCGTCTGATGAGCCAGAACTATATCGGACGCACGGGCGATACCTATAACTTCCTGACGGATGAAGAGCAGGATATCCAGAGAGAAATCAAGAATACACCGGTTGATACCGCAGCGATCGTGGAGCGTATCGCGCACATGGTATTCGGTGATATCTATACAACAAAGAAGTTCCGCTATGGCAAGTATGACTTTGCCTTCGATCAGATGGTGGATAATACCACGGTCGGAGCGGTGACAGGCGGCATGAGGCTGAAGATCATGACCGTGGCGACGGATTCTGCGGAGAAGGCAGAACTTCGCCTGATGACGGAATCCGCAGGCCAGTCCATCGTGGTGCTGGCTGATACGCCGTATTATGAATCGTTGGAAAACGCAATGAAGATCCGCAAGTATGTGAAGCAGAGGAATGTGGCTCAGCTTCCGAAGAGCGTGAGAGACATCATTGCGAATTATCAGAGTGAAGCTGATAAGTATGAGCAGTCTGCGCAGACGGATCTGGCGGATGCCATTACCAATGCGCAGTTCTATGTGGACGGCGAGAAGATTGAGATCAAGGCAGCAGCCGTTTCCTCAAAGGAAGAGGATCCGGTAAAGAGGGATTATGAGATCAAGAAGGGCAAGGCGAAGAGCGTCATTGACCAGTCCCTTGATTATCTGGTATCCCATGTTTACAGCGATCTGGCTTTAATCGTTGAGAACGCCGAATCCGATGCGGATATCCTTGCGCTTCTGACCGGCGCTGTTACGATGATTCCGGGAACGGAGCCGAACAGGGATGCTGCCGCTAAGGTGGAAGAATATCTGGAAATGCAGGACAGGAAGCATCTGCCGACTTCGATGGCGGATGTACAGAGCAGATACCAGGCCATTCCTTATGGATGGCGAGAGATCGATATTGCGGCTGTTGTGGCGCTTCTGATCGTAGGACAGAAGGTGACGATCAAGTATGCCGGTTCCACGGTGCAGCCGAACAATCCGAAGCTTCCGGATATGCTCAGGAAAAAGAGCGAGATCGGAAAGACGCAGATTTCCAAGAGACAGGTGGTATCTGCGACAAGGATGAAGGCGGTCAAGGATTTCATGCGGGATTACTTCAATCTCATGGATGTGCCTGCGGATGAGGACGGCCTGATCCAGTTCATCATTGATAAGTTTGAAGGTCTGCAGAAGCACTATGAAGACCTTCTGGCAAAATACGAGGGTCACAAATATCCGGACAGGAATGTAGTCAGCAATGCCCTTCAGATCGTGAAGGATGTGCTGTCACAGCAGAAGGATAACGTGGCTCTGATTGAGCGCGTCCTTCAGAGGGAAGACAACCTGTATGGTGCTCAGGAAGCCATGCAGAATGTGGAGGCGTTCTTTAAGACACAGGTGTCCGTATTCGATGCCGCTGTGAAGTTCGATCAGGATCTGAGAAATGATCTGGATTATATCAAGAAGGATGAAGAGGCGAATCAGGCGCTCAATACTATCCGTCTGATTACGATGATTCCTTCCAACGGAAAGTATGACTACAAGAGGATTCCGGAGATGAACGGGCTTATGGCGAAGGTCAAGGCTTCCCATGATGCAATGCTTGAAGAAAAGCGGGCAGAGCTTCTGGAAGTAGTCCGTCAGTGTATGGCAGAGATCCATACGGCGGCAGCAGGCGGAAGTCCGACAGCTAAGGCAATCAGCGATAAGGCTGATACATATTACGATCAGCAGAAGACGAAGATCGCAGAGACGACAAGCCTGGCATTGATGGAGGGCTTCCCGATTCCGATGTGGAATTACCGGGATGACGCTGTTTCCAAGATAGAGTTTAGCAAGCAACCTCCGAAGCCGGTTGATCCCGTGAAACCCGTGGATCCGGTGAAGCCGGTAGTGAAGAAGACATACAAGCCAATATTCCGTCAATCGCTTTTGAAGGCGGCAAGGCTGGAAAGCGATGCTGAGATCGATGCGTATGTGGACAAGCTGAGAGATCAGTTGAAGACATTACTGAAGGGGTCAGACGGTATCGATCTTAAGTAAAGGAGAGCCAATCATGGACAAAAATGCGATTAAGAAATATGCGGTGTGGGCGCGTAATGAACTGATTGCACGTGTCACGCAGAAGGCAGAGCAATATGAGATTACAGAGAAGAAGATTACTCCGAAGGATGCTGACAGCATCGGCGGACGGCTTCTAACAGAAGCTGAGAAAAATCAGCGTAAAGCTCTGATAGAAAAGATTCAGGCAGATGGATTTGAACAGGTGATGGAGGAAGTGGCCTACACTTGGTTCAACCGGTTTACTGCGCTCAGATTCATGGAAGTAAATAACTATCTGCCGAGCCATACCAGAGTTTTTACCAATGAGAGCGGTGAGTTCAAGCCGCAGATTTTAGCTGATGCGATTCAGTTGGATCTGGAAGGTTTGAATATGGATAAGGTCTTTGAATTGAAGGATGCAAACAGGACGGAAGAACTGTATAAGTATCTTCTGATCACTCAGTGTAATGCCCTGTCTGTTATTCTGCCGCGTATGTTCCAGAAGATTGAGCATTATACAGAATTGCTTCTGCCGGATTACCTGCTTCGTGAGGGTAGTGTGATTGAGCAGATGATCGCATTGATTCCAGAAGAAGACTGGACGGATCAGGTTCAGATTATTGGTTGGTTATACCAGTTTTATAATATTGAGCCTAAAGATAAGGCTTTTGCCGACTTAAAGAAGAAAATAAAAATATCCAAAAAAACAGTTGGAGCCGCCACACAGTTATTTACCCCAGACTGGATTGTAAGATATATGGTGGAAAACAGCCTTGGTCGATTGTGGCTTGAAGGACATCCGAATGATGCCTTGAAATCCGAATGGAAATATTATCTGGATGAAGCAGAACAAGAGGCCGATGTTCAGAAACAGTTAGATGAAATCCGTAAAGAATATGCGACTTTGAAACCGGAAGAAATCCGTTGCATTGATCCTTGTATGGGATCAGGCCATATCCTCTGTTATATGTTTGATGTGCTTGTGAAGATTTATGAGGATTATGGATATACAGCGCGTGAAGCGGTTGAGAGTATTGTTGAGAAGAATTTGTGGGGGCTTGATATTGACGAAAGAGCGGCGCAGCTGTCTTATTTTGCCGTCATGATGAAGGCACGTCAATATGATCGCAGATTCTTTAGCAAAAAAGATGAGAATGGTGAACTATGCATCCCGCAGCCTCATGTATATGCCATTGAAGAAAGCAATGGCATAACTTCAGCTCCTATGCATGATATGGGAATTGGATTGTCACAGGAAGAGTATGGAAAAGCTGTAAAGGAAGCAATGCGTCTTGTTGAAGAAATGAATGATGCTAAAGAATACGGAAGCATCATTCATGTGACATCCTGTGATTGGGATCTTTTACGGCGCTTTGCCGTTCCAAGATGGATAAGCGAAGGCCAAATGAGAATGGATATTCATGGAGAAATAGAGGCTTCGGAAAGACTACAAGATCTTATTAATATTGGAGAGGCTTTATCTCAGAAATACCATGCTGTTGTAACGAATCCACCCTATATGGCCACGAGTAATGGAAGTAATAAGCTTGTGCAATATGTTAAGGATTACTATGAGAACAGTAAAGCTGATATGTTCGCAGTTTTCATAGAAAAGTGCATGAGTTTGACAAAACAGAAAGCCTTTTCTGCAATGATTACGCAGCATAGCTGGATGTTTATTTCCACATATGAAAAATTAAGAGCAATCGTGTTATACCATGACATGATTAATATGGCTCATTTAGGCGCTCGTGCATTTGAAGAAATAGCAGGGGAAGTAGTTCAAACAGTATCATTTATTAGGCGTAATACCCATATCAGTAATTATAGGGGAACATATTCTCGTTTGGTAAATGGACAGTCTCAAAATGAAAAAGAATCAATGTTCCTGAGTGGTAATAATCAGTTCATTACCGCTTCCGAATTATACAGTGAGATTCCGGGTTCTCCAGTCGCATATTGGGTTGGCAAGGGTATATCTAACGCATTTAGAAACGGAAAACCTTTAGGTAAAATAGCGGTTGCGCGGAATGGAATGAAGACAGGTGATAATTCTCGCTTTTTAAGATTTTGGTGGGAAATCAGTTTTAAGAAATTATGCTGCGATGCACATAATGTTAATGAGGCGATTGTGTCTAAAGCAAAGTGGTTCCCATATAACAAAGGTGGAGAAGCCAGAAAGTGGTATGGAAATAATGAGTATGTCGTAAACTGGGAATACTCAGGAAGAGAAATCTTTGAGCACGCAAAGGCCGATGGTAGAAATGTTCAAGATTATCCGGAGGAAATGAAATTTTCGCCTTCTGGAACCTGGTCGTTGATAAATACTGGGGTTCCAACATTCAGATATAAGGAGTGTAATCTTTCAGATATAGCAGGTATGTCTTTCTATCAAGGTGGGGATAAGACTAAGTATCTGTTAGGCTTTTGTAATACACCTATAGCATCAGAAATACTTCAATTATTGGCGCCAACGATAAACTACCAGGCGGGAGACATTGCAAGATTACCGATTCTTTTTTCTAAAGAGGACGAGATAACAGAGAAGGTTAACGCCTGTATAGATGAGGCAAAAAACGAGTGGGATTCATACGAAACGTCTTGGGATTTCAAGTCACATCCTCTTGTACCTATGGCTTATGAGCGGCGGGAACAGTTAGAGGCAGGACTTAATTCTGAAGAACGCAGGAAATCCGTTTCGCTTATTTCAGATAGATATGCGAGATGGTCTGAAGAGTGCAATTATAGATTTTCAAATCTAAAAGCTAACGAAGAAGATCTTAATCGCAAATTTATTGAGATATATCACTTACAGGATGAAGTGGAAGCATCTGTCAAAAATGAAGATGTAACTTTAAGATGCGCAGATTTATCAAGGGATATTCGTAGTCTTATTTCATATGCTGTAGGATGTATGTTCGGTCGATATTCATTGGATATACCTGGATTAGTATATGCGGGTGGTGTATGGGATGACACGAAATACATTAGTTTCAGCCCAGATAGAGACGCTATAATCCCTATCTGCGATGATGAGTATTTTGAGGATGATATTGTTGGTAGATTCATAAAATTCATCGAAACTGCCTTTGGCAAAGCGACTCTTGAGGTAAACTTAAAGTTCATTGCGGATGCTTTGGGTGGAAAAGGGACTTCCCGTGAAGTGATTAGGAATTATTTTATAAATGAGTTTTATGCAGATCACTTAAAAATATATCAAAAGCGGCCTATTTATTGGCTGTTTGACTCTGGAAAGAAAAATGGATTTAAGTGCCTTGTATATATCCATCGATATCAGTCTGATACGATTGCTCGTATCAGAACAGATTATGTCCACGAACAGCAATCTCGTTATAGAACAGCTATTGCAGATCTTGAACAAAGAGCCAACAGTGGATCCTCGTCAGATCGGGTAAAGCTGAATAAACAGCTATCAACCCTTCAAGATCAAGCAACAGAGATAAGGGAATATGAAGAGAAGATTCACCATTTGGCAGACCAGATGATTTCTATTGATCTCGATGATGGTGTGAAAAAAAACTATGAAATATTTCAAGATGTTTTGGCGAAGCTGAAATAGGAGGTGGTGTATTTGAAATTAAAGCTTCACACTATTTCGCGTGATGGATTATATGAAGCAAGTGCAGTTTATGAGGATGGAAAAGTTACGGTTAAAAAGGGAAGCCGAATAAACATCCGTGCAGGGAAAGGCTTCAAACCATCATCCGAAGTAAAGAATAAACTGAATGATACTTCAAGTTATGGAGATGATGGGGTGTTGATAAAGGATGTGGAATTTACGACCTTATCAACGGCAGCATCGTTTGTGGCGGGAAGAACTTCTAATGGTATGCTCACATGGAAGACGGAAGACGGCAAATATGTTAGAGATACCTTGAAGAAAGAAAACTAAGGAGCTGAGCGTTTTATTATGGATTCAGATAAGATCATACAGGAATTGAATCAGCGTTTTGCTGCGCCGCTTCCGGAGTTCTATAAGCGCCGTATCGTTTTCTGGTACGACGAAGATGGAGAGTTCCGGGAGAGGCTTGATGAGGTTGCGCTGAATAATGCAAAGCTGGTCGCATTGACCGGAACCAATAACTTTGCGGTGAAAAAACTTCTGGCGGTGGATGACACCACGAACAACTATCTGGTATATTGTCCGCTGTCCTATGAGAAGCCGGAGGATAACTGGCTTCTGGATATTGAAATGTATAGCGAAGAGTTCCGGGCGGATCTGATCTCTATCTGGATGGATGAGCTGGGTATTCCGTCAACGCCTGCGATGCGTAAGCAGGTAAAGGATTACCGGAAGTATTTCAATGCAAAGACGCGCAGGGACAAGATCGCAAGCCAGAGCAAGGCACCGACGGTTCCGGCACAGCTTCATATGGCTGTCATGGGAGCGCTGGGCGGTTTGAAGGATGTATCACCCGCAGCGATCATGAAGGAAGTCCTGAAAGCCGGAATGGACATCAATACGAATTATCTGTACCGGGAGTTTGTGAACTACGGAGCGGACAAGGCGTTTTGGAGCATGGTGAAGCAGGGATCCGGTTATGAAGCTGAGCAGCCGGATATCGCTATGCTGGCGACGCATATGCTGTTGACGGCGACCACAAGGACGATGAGGCTGGAATATCTGGCGGGGCTGGATGGTTTCATTTCATCGCCGCATCAGGCATTCTGTTTTGATTTCATTTCTGACTGGCTGCACGCCGAGGATCAGGAACAGCTTATAGAGATTGCTAAGTCCGTGGAAGATGAACTGAAGCTTCCGCAGAGGTTCATGAAACTGGAGGTCAGTGATCTGGTAGACACGGAGACATTCCCGTGCCTGGATGAAGTGATCCTGATAAAGCTGATGACGGAGATCGGCGACCATATCATTGATGTGGATGAGATCAAGAGAACTGTGGAGAAGCGCCGTACCTGCGTTAACTATGAACAGTTCAAGGATTATTATGAGGGAATCCTGCAGGTGGCCAACATGCAGGCATTCTATAAAGAACATACGACAGGCTTCCATTCGGCAGAGGCGAAGAAGGTATGGAAGGAATATACATCCGAGTATTATGTGATGGATACCTACTACCGTCTGTTCCATAAGAGCTACGGGGAAAGCCTGAAAGCATATAATTCTGACCTTCACGATCTGTTCCGCTCTGTAATGGAGAAGGTGGAAGGTCTGTATAAGAACTGGTTCCTGGGACAGCTTGGCGGGAACTGGTCTACCGTTTGTTCCGAGGAACTGGCGAAGTATGGTCGCATTATGGAAGTTCCGCAGCAGACGGATTTCTACAGGAACAGGATCAAGAATGCCGACAGCAGGGTGTTTGTCGTTATTTCCGATGCACTGCGTTATGAGGTGGCGGCTTCACTTGCGGAGCAGCTGCGAAGAGAGACGCAGGCGGATGTAAAGCTTCAGGATGTCCAGGGAATCTTCCCGACTATTACGAAGTTTGGTATGGCTGCATTGCTTCCGCATAAGGAACTGGAAGTGGAGCTTCACGGTGAAGTCCTGAAGGTTATGGCGGACGGCGTTTCAACAGATGCCGGATACAGGGATAAGATCCTGAAGTCGGTGAAGCCGAACAGCGTGGCTGTAAAGTACAATGATTTGGTTAATGCGAAAAGGGCTGACCGAAGCGCGATGGTTAAGGGAATGGATGTAGTTTATATCTATCACGATACCATTGATGAAGCAAGCCACACGGCAGATACGATGGTATTCCCGGCCTGCGATGATGCCATTCAGGAACTGAAGAATCTGACGAAGATCATCTGCAACGATTTCGGTGCGACGCATATCCTGTTTACTGCGGATCATGGTTTCCTTTATACCTATAGTCCGCTGACAGAGGATGACAAGATAGATCAGTCCGGTTTCGTCAACCGTATCGTGGAATACGGCAGACGTTTCGCTATTATGATGAAAGATTCCAATCCGGATTATCTGCAGAAGGTAGAGTTCCTCGGCGGCAATTCGGAATATGATGCCTTTGCGCCGAAAGAGAATGTGCGCATCAAGAAACTGGGCGGCGGGCTTAATTTCGTGCATGGCGGTATCAGCCTGCAGGAAATGGTCGTACCGGTCATTGATTATCATTTCCTGAGAAATCAGAGCAAGCAGTATCAGAGGAATCAGAAGAAGTATGATACGAAGCCGGTGGAGGTAAGCCTTCTGTCGGCAACGCATAAAGTCAGCAATATGATCTTCTCACTGAACTTCTACCAGAAGGAGCCGGTGGGTGATAACCGTGAGGCGGCGACCTATCAACTGTATTTCACGGACAGCAATGGAAAGCAGATCAGTGATATTGCGAAGATCATTGCGGATAAGACCAGTGACAACGGACAGGAGAGGACATTCCGGTGCAGCTTCAATCTGAAGTCGCTGAAATATGATAACAAGGAAATCTATTATCTCGTGATCGCGGATGCGGACGGCTTGGTCGTATCCAGGGAAGAGTTCCAGATAGATATCGCCTTTGCGGTGGATGAATTTGATTTCTTTAGTTAAGGCGGAAGGAGAGAATGTATGGAGCCTATCGCTGAAAACGCTGTAGACAAGCGTGAGGAAATAAAGAACAAGCTCCGTGAGAGTTTTGACGGAAAGATTGTCCGGAAGGATCTGACGAAGAAGATCAAGGAAGGGGCGAACGTACCGGTGTATGTGCTGGAGTTCCTTCTTGGTCAGTATTGCAGTTCTGATGATGATTCTGTCATTGAGCAGGGCGTCCAGAATGTGAAGAGGATCCTGGCTGATAACTTTGTCCGGCCGGATGAAGCGCAGAAGGTTCTGTCAAAGCTCAGGAAGAAGGGAAGCTATACCGTCATCGATATGATCACGGCAAGGCTTGATATGAAGCGGAATATTTATATTGCCAGCTTTTCCAATCTGGGTATTGACAACGTGCTTCTGGAAGATGAATACCCGGAGAAGTTTGACCGGCTGCTCTGCGGCGGTATCTGGTGTATCGTCCAGCTTGATTATGAGTATGTGGAAGAAGAAAAGAAGAACGGTATGCCGGTACAGATCCGGAAGCTGACGCCTATCCAGATGCCTCATGTGGAGATCGATGAGCTGAAGGAAGGCAGGAAGCGTTTCACAGAGGATGAGTGGCTGGATATCATGATGCGCTCTATCGGTATGGAGCCGGATACGCTGTCCGAGCGTGAGAAGTGGCTGCTTCTTCTGCGCATGGTTCCGCTGGTGGAGAATAACTTCAACCTGTGTGAGCTGGGTCCGAGATCCACGGGTAAGTCCCATCTGTATAAAGAAATATCGCCGAACAGTATTCTGGTATCCGGCGGACAGACGACAGTGGCTAACCTTTTCTATAACATGGGAAGGAAGACGGTTGGTCTGGTAGGCCTGTGGGATTGCGTGGCGTTTGACGAGGTTGCCGGAATCAACTTCAAGGATAAAGACGGCATACAGATCATGAAGGATTATATGGCGTCCGGTTCCTTTGCGAGAGGCAAGGAAGAGAAGGCTGCTTCTGCGTCAATGGTATTTGTCGGTAACATCAATCAGAGCGTGGATGTGCTGCTGAAGACATCCAGCCTGTTTGATCCGTTCCCGCCTGAGATGGGAACCGATACGGCGTTCCTTGACCGTATGCATTGCTATATTCCGGGATGGGAGATTCCGAAGTTCAGACCGGAGCATTTTACGAATGACTATGGTTTCATCACCGATTATCTGGCTGAGTTCCTACGGGAGCTGAGAAAAGAACAGTACGGGGATGCCCTGGATGAATACTTCCGTTTAGGGCGGAACCTGAATCAGAGAGATACGATTGCGGTCCGGAAGATGGTGGGCGGTCTTGTGAAGCTCATGTATCCGGACGGTGAGTATACAAAAGAGCAGCTGGAAGAAATCCTGAAGATTTCACTGGAAATGCGCCGGCGTGTAAAGGAACAGCTGAAGAAGCTGGGCGGCATGGAGTTCTATGATGTGAACTTCTCATATATCGATCTGGAAGATATGTCCGAGCATTATGTTTCGGTACCTGAGCAGGGTGGCGGCAAGCTGATCCCTGAAGGTCTGTGCAATCCGGGACAGGTCTATACCGTATCGCAGGGTAAGTCCGGGATGATCGGCGTGTTCCGTCTGGAAGGTCAGATGCTGCCGGGCAACGGCAAGCTGGAGCGGACAGGGCTTGGTTCTGACCGTGACGCAAAGGAATCTTCCAATACGGCCTTCAATTATCTGAAGGCGAACGGCAACAGGATCAGCGGCTCCATCAGCACGACATCGAAGGATTACATCATCAACTATCAGGATCTGCAGGGGATCGGCATGACCGGGAAGCTGGCTCTGCCGACACTGATTGCGCTGTGTTCTATCGCTTTGGGAAGACCGGTGCAGAGTTCCACGGCGATCCTGGGAGAGATCAGTATCAGCGGTACGCTGATCAAGGTGGATAACCTGGCGGATACGTTGCAGGTGTGCCTGGATTCCGGGGCGAAGAAGGTGCTGCTTCCGCAGACATCGTTTGTAGATTTTGCAACAGTGCCGCCGGAACTTATGAGTGCTTTCCAGCTGATCCCGTACCAGAGTGCGGAGGATGCGGTGTTTAAGGCGCTGGGGGTGGAGTAAGGAGATTTATGAAGGTAGTAGAGTCTGGATATAAAATTGATTTGCATATCCACTCCGTTTGTTCTCGTGCAAAGGACAAAGGGAAGGTGGCCTTCAATACGATAGATAACATTGGCGTTCTGGCAGAGAAGCTGAATGCCAATGGTGTTCAGATGTGCGCAATTACGGATCATGATGCGTTCGGATTCGATATGTACAAGGCACTGAAGGCTTATGAAAATGATGATCAGTGCTCTGTTATTAAAGTGTTTCCCGGTATTGAATTTACAGTTGAGTTCATCGGAGAAAACGGTCCGACCGTGCTACATGTAATTGCTGTATTTAATGATGAGGATGAAGCCAAAGTAGCGAAGATCGCCGATTGTTTGGTAGATGATAAGGGAAAAACTGCATATGACAAGAATGGTGCTTTTTCGGAGGAAAAGTTCCTTTCCATTTTGAGAAACATTGATCTGGATACAGTCCTTATCGTTCATCAGAAGAGTTCTCTGACATCATCTCGTCCGTATAAAAATGATGCGAAGACTGTTGGAGAAGAGAAATTCCAAGAGTTTGTTTACACTGATTATTTTGAGGCTTTTGAATTCAAAAACCGTAAGAACGAGGTGTTCAATAAGAATTTCCTGAATGCACAGGATCTGACTGAGGATATCCGATTCATTACGGGTTCCGATTGTCATGACTGGCAGTATTATCCCAAAGAGATAGAAAAAGATAATACGGATTTCGTCTATACATATGTGAAATGCCTGCCCTGTTTCAGAGGGCTGGTTATGGCAATAACAGATCACAGAAGAATAAAGACAGTCAACAGCTTTTTCAATCCGACCGAGACCTATACCAAAAGTATTCAGATTACTATTGATGGGGTAGGATATGATATTCCTCTTTCACGAGGAATAAATGTTATCATCGGAGATAATTCGATAGGAAAGTCCTTGTTACTGCACAAACTGACAGAATACAGGAAGCAGCAAGAAGGTCCGCTCAATAAGACCGTGGTTCGAGGATATGACAAATATCTGAAAAAGCATAATATTGAGATTGGGACAACAATTCCTGCGGCAGAGATATTTGCTTTTGATATGCAGGGTGAGATCCGTGATAAGTTTGAACAGGAAAAAATCAAGTCTGACGATTTCCTGAGTCCTTATTATCCGGCTCCAATTAAGTCAGGTGCATACAAAGAAAAGATTCAGAGAAAGCTGAACGTTATTTTTGCATTTTTGGAAGAAAAATTCGCATTGGAGCTTTTGGAAGCTCAACTGGGCAGATTTAAGATACTTGATGAAGATATTGAACAGGCGGAGAGCATAACGTTTGTTGGATCTGTCGCAAAGAATAATCGGCGTGTAGAAGGCTATAATAATATCAGCGCCGATCTGGATAATGTTGTCGAAGAGATAGAAACAATAATGGAAAGCACCTGGCTTGAACAGGATGACAGGAAACAGCTGGAGTATATTATTGAACAGCTGGACAGTATGTCCATGCGTTACGAGAAGAAAAAGAAGAGAGCCGAAAGAGAGAATACCAAAATTGCCCTTTTCCAAAACGCCGTCAGTAAGTTCAAGCAGAAATACCAGTCTTCTGTTTCAGATACGCAAAAGAAGCTATCAACATACAATGAGAATATTGACAACGCAGCCGAAGCGATTGCTGCAATTATCAGGAGGAGAGAGAAGCTTACGGTGCCTGATTTCCGCATCGAGAAGGAAACGATTCAGATACAGACGGAACGTGTCCACGATTATGAATTTAATAGCAGGCTGGGCATAACAGAAATCGATGAAGAATACGTCAAAGGTCTTTTCGCATCTGAAATGAAAAAGGGCACTAAGAAATCTGTTCTGGAAATGAGTCAGGATGAACTGTCAGAACGGCTTTCCTATTTTACCGGAGCTCCATCGGAAGCACTGAATGAGTTGAAATCAAAAATACAGGAAAAGCTGGATGCCGATCTGGCGAATAAATTTACGATAACGCAGGCAGGAAAAGACCGGACACAGGAACTGTCATCCGGGCTGGATGCTCAAATATATTTTGACATTTTATCCTATGAAACGAGTCACGATGGTATGTATATCATCGATCAGCCGGAAGATAATATTTCACAGAAGGCTGTCCGGGATTATCTGCTTGACCGTTTTAAGATCATGGGTGAGCATCGTCAGGTTTTAATGGTGACTCACAGACCGTAGTTCATCGTAAATCTTGATGTTGATAATGTTATCTTTATCGGGAAGGATGATGACAAAATATATATTCAATCAGGGGCGCTGGAATATCGGGATGCAGATTACAATATACTTGATATTATTTCTGACCACATCGAGGGCGGTCTGGATACACTGAGAAGGAGATGGAAACGTTATGAAAAGAATGCTTCAGTTTAAGAAGACGGATGCAGGTTATGCCTGTTTTGAAAATGATGAGAATGTCTTTGAGATAGCGAAGTCCAATCTCCAGTTTGATGTGAGGGCTTTCTATCAAGCTTTTTACAGCGAGGACAAGGACTTCGAGGACATTGAGGTGGAAAACTGCATTCCGGATGATAAGGACGGAAAGCGTGTTTATGATTGCATTGTCCTTCTGATGAGCAAGATAAAGGAAAAGCTTGCTGAACTGCCGCCAGAGGATAGTGATGAATCGTCACCGGAGGATGATGATCCTGCTGAGGAATAGCCGGATTATGAAATGATAACAGAATAGAAATTGATAACGACAGGGTGCGGAAATGATCTGCATCCTGTTTTTTGTTTACAATAGGTACTTGACAAAAGCGATTGTTGCAATTATACTGTTATCAATCGGTAAAACAAAACAACGATTGTTTACAATCTCAAGTTTGTGAGATGAAATAGCGATTGATAACACGGAGGGATGAAATGGCGATGGATTTTGGACTGGTTACTTGGTTCGATGGAAAGGGTTATAAAGTGTTTTTTGATGGGGGAATCTATGAATACCCTATCGGCGGTCTGGCCTGTGAGTATTCCAGATTTAAGCCCTATACGCTGAAGGACGTCATTATGAAGTGCCCTGTTTTTGAAGAAGCTCCGAGCGAGAGCACCATTGATGAATCGGCAAAATGGTTTTCAGACGTTTTGTTTAAGGAATATGACCTGGTAACAGCAATAATGATCCTGACGGATATGTCAAACCTTATACATGATTACCTTTGGGCAGAGGATAAGTATAAGAAGCAGTTTATGGACGATCTGAATGAAGGGCTCCAGGATGACAAGGTAAAGCAGTATATTCTTGAAAACAGCGGGATGGATAAGTTCAGCATAGATACGATGGGGGCTATTTATTTATCCGCTTATGCGGGTTTCGCCGGCTCGTATGTAGCTTTCCGGCATAGCCTGGATCTTCTTGCTAATGATGGCGGAGATGATAAGGATGATGTGGATGCTTTCCTTAATTTCTTTGGGGATTACACGGAAATGCAGCATATCGATTACAGGCTGGCATTGATAGAGGGCAAGTTTGCTGAGATCTTCACTATAAAATCTTCCATGTCGTTGATTCTGTTTGAAACAGCACATGTTATGGATAGTGAGACTGCGATTATTAAGTGTAAGAACTGCGGACAGTATTTTGTTCCGACTGGAAGATCAGATTCGATTTACTGCTCATACCCGTCACCGCAGGATCCGGAGAAGACCTGCAAGGATATCGGCGCTCAGGTAAGCCGGAGTAATAAGGAAAAGACGGATGTGACTACCAAGGAATACCGGAAGGTGTATATGCGCTATAAGATGCTGATGCGTCGTCACCCGGAAGAAGAAAGCTACGAAGAGCAGTTTAACAGGCTGACGAGCGAAGTGAAGGAATGGAGGAACAAGCTGGCGCATGGGATGGCAACAACGGAAGAGTTTCTGGCATGGCTCACGGAGTTCTCAGAGAATAATCCCAAGTAATTGAAACAAGCGTTGCAAATATTATGAAATTACCTCTTGACAGATTTGAAATGAGCGGTTATACTATCCCATGTAAGATGAAATTGTGTCCCAGAACATATGAAATGAGGTATCAAGATGGGTGAAATCAAATTAGAAGATTATGTGCAGGGCAGACAGCCGATAAAACAGATGATGACGGAAGCTGTCAATGCGATGAAAGGCGCAGACAGATCTATGGCTGACTTTGCAGCCGCTACAGGGTTGAGTACATCCATGCTTTCAAGAATAGTTAATGGTAACTATTCTAAGCCGATAGCCGTAGACATTCTTCAGAAGATTGCAGCGTGCAAGGCTAAAGAGTGCCCGCTTGACCTGGAGGATCTTTTGGAAGCCAACGGTATGATGACCAAGGAGCAGGCGGCACGACGCAGCATGATGGAGCGCAGGCATCAGCTTATGGCTGAACGGCAGAGACGCCGCAGAGACATGAGAGATATTATTACCGATGAGTTATTTGCAAGGGGAATTGCAATTAAAAAGCTGGGGGTTCCAGACAGATCGGAGATATCGCCATCAAAGGTCTTTGACGGGGCAAGGGTATGTGATCTTGCAATCACTCTTCCGGACGAGAAGGAATACATCGAATGGGGATTTTCGATGTTGTCGAGTTTTCGGGACGAGGATGATACTGAGCGAGATGACGCTTTTTATATCAAGCGGACGATTGATAACTATGCAGTAGTTTTTCTGCAGGATGCATGGGAGCCTGAAAACTCTAAGCATAATAAGTTCTCGTTCGGGTTTGTAGATGAGACTTACTTCAATATGTTTATCGATGCACTGCAGATTGCAAAGTTTAACAATCGTATGTCAGCGATACTGATCGATATTGACGAGAGGAAGGTCGTTAAGGAACATATCTTCCCTTGCTGCAACTTCCCTGATGCTGAAAGCTATTTTGATATGCCGGTACATCAGGAAGAGGCACAGGGTAAGGGGGATTTCAGACAGATGACATTCTTTGACGGATTTAACGGGGAGGATACTGAATGATAAAAGACGAACGACAGCTTAGGACAACAAACAATGCGGGACTGGTAGGCTACAGAGCCAAGTATCACGGAGATCGCGTCATAGCGATCATGAAGGGGAACGAAGACAAGCCCTGGCAATGTTTGGGGATCATACGTCCCGAAGAGCTGAGTCAAATGGTGAGTTCAGGACCATGTATCAACCTGGATAACTTATATAACCAATAACTACTGGAAGTGCCGATCATAGCGTATCAAAGCCGGGTAGTATCAATCAAAGCCGAGAAGTGGAAGTATTGATACCACCCGGCTATCACTGTCTAAAGGAGGGAATTGCCTATGGAAGAATTTAAGCGAGTTATCTGCACATGTGGTAAGGCGGAGTGCCCGTTTCACAAGGATCATTGCTGTCTGGGTGAGATCGATGTACGAAGCCTGAACGGCAAAATACCGCTGAAGGAAAAGCACAAATGTAAGGTGAAGAACAGCAAGGAAGTTATAGGAGTGCTTGCAGCGTAACATATAGAAGTTACTCGCGAAAGATGCCTCTTGGAAGCGCATGAATCGCAGGACTTAATACCGTGTAAATACACGAGAGTTCTGTGATTCAGTGCGTCCAAGGGGCATTTTTTATGTCCAAAATCGGAAAACGGCTGGATCTCATACCTAATACGGCAGAGGGGTTTAAGATCACAGAATTTCTTTGACTGGGATGTGAGGGCGGATCCGGTCAACGGAATAACAAATGTCCTTAAAAATATGGGAGACAGGTCAGAAAAATGAGCCTGAAATCTCCTTTGTACATTAGATGAAGATCCGCGACGGCGGTGAATCATAGATTTACGTCCTGTAAGGGATGACGTTAAAAGACCTGCATCCGGAAAGATGAATGCCTATCGCGAGGGCATTGTCTGACTTGGAGTACGGGTGCTGTTGAAATTTCAATACAAGCCAGCCTTGCAGACGGGCGTGGTCAAACACTGAAACGGAGGATGTTTCAATGGATGATCGCCTTATAAAGCTGGGAATGTCATCGGATTTCTCCGGTTTCAGAGAAACGGAGAATGAAAATGACAAAAAGTGTAACACAGGCAACTAAGTCAACACAGGAAAAAAGAGAGAAGAAGACATACGACGGCACGCCGATCCCGGAGGGATATGTGCTGGCGCCGGTATGGCTGAAGAGGGATTTTGTAAACGAAGCATCGTATATCAAGTCCGAGAACCTGACCACCAGAAAGTATGCGGGAATTACGTTCCTGATCGGTTATGTGGCGGTTCCGCCGGAAAAGTACGAAGGGCTGAAGCAGGATTGCGATGAACAGATCAACGCTTACCTGAAGAAGCACCGTGCCGGTAGATGCATCATCGGAAAGAAGAAGGACGGATCGCCGAAGCTCTGCCCGAAGAGCAACCGTTGTAAGGGCTGCATCCATAAGGGCGAGTATGAGCGTTATAATCCTGAGAAGGATAATAATCCGGAGATCATCTTTTCCGATCTGACTGAAGAAGTCGGTGTCTACGATCAGTATCCCTGCGAGCAGGATAATGAGCCTGACGAAGAGAAGCTGGCGCGTCTGCTTAAGCATCTGGAAACGATAGACAAGCGTTACTGCGATATCGTAACCATGAAGCTTGCAGGGGTGGAGATGGACGAGATCTTCGAGAAGCTTCAGCTGAAATCCAGTAGAGGGTATCAGGTTGTTGACGAATGTGAGCAGGCCTGCAGGAAGTTCTTTGGGCTGTACTGCGGCAAGAAGAAAAAGAAGAAGTAATAGCTTCTGAAAAAGAAAATGCCAGGGGCGGCAGCGGTGCCGTTCCTGGCTGATTTTCGTGTCAGTCGTCTTTCTTGTAAAAGAATGTCTCATAACCATCAGCCCGAAGAAGGATATCCGGCATCCAGTCCGGGGATCTTCCCATCTGCTGGCAGACTACATTGAGGTCAACGCCGGGGCTGCATTCTATTATCAGTTCATCGTGGACGTGTCCGACGATAAAGCAATGTGAGAGGGTTCGCATGGCATAGCAGAGGATGTCCCTGCTGACTGCCTGAACGATATTCTCTACAAACTTCGGACCGTATGATTCGATTCGTTCCCATTTCTTGGTGGCACCGATACCTTCATAGGTGACGGATTCTCCGCCGAATTTGTTTTCCCCGATCTTAGGTTTCACATAGGAGAGAAGCCTGCCTGAAGGAAGTTTGATAAAGAGCATCCCGCTTTTATACATGAACTTGATCCCGCGTACTTCGGTCTGGACGCGCTGGGTGATGGTAGTTTTTATGGCACGGTCTATATCCCACCAGAATTTCGTGATAAAGGGATTGGACATGCGCCAGGCATCAACAAGCGGCTGAAGGTCGTCTTCGGTCAAGCCCATATCGAGGGCACCCATAGATTTTAAGGCACCGATGGATCCGCCGTATCCGAGGGCGAGTTCCGCGATTTTGCCCTTCTGCCTGAGGTGGCTGTTGATCCCGTGTTTTTCGACAGGGACGCCGAACATCTGGCTGGCGCTGGCGCAGTAGATGTCTTTTCCTTCAGCAAATACTTTGGAGCGCCATTTTTCGCCTGCAAGAAAAGCAAGGACGCGGGCTTCAATCGCTGAGAAGTCGGAGACAATGAACTTGTATCCGTCCCTGGCAACGAAGGCGGTTCTGATCAACTGTGAAAGAGCGTCCGGGATGTCATCGTATAAGAGCTCCATTGTCTCATAATCGCCGGATCTTACTATTTCCCTGACTTCCGCGAGATCCTTCATGTGGTTCTGTGGAAGGTTCTGCAACTGTATCAGCCTGCCTGCCCATCTGCCGGATCTGTTTGCGCCATAGAACTGGAACATGCCGTGAGCCCTGCCGTCTTTACAGACTGCATTCTGCATTGCCTGATATTTTTTGACGGATGATTTCGCAAGCTGGAGGCGGAGACGGAGGGCATCTTCCACATTACCGTCGGCATCTTCAATCAGTTTTGCGACATTCTTTTTACCGAGAGATTCTGTTTCTATTCCGTTATCGGAAAGCCATTGCTTCATCTGGGCTACGCTGTTCGGATTATCAACACCGGTAATATCCTGCATGGAGGCTGTGAGATCAGCGCGGGAGCGTTCATCAAATAAGATCGCATTTTCCACCATGACCATATCAAGGGCAATGCCTCTGTCGTTTATTTCCTGATCGAGATGGTATTCATCCCATATCTGCTCAGGAACAGGATATTTTGCAAGGCGTTTCTGGATAGACATTTCCACTTCCACATCACGGCGGTTGTATTCTTTGAACCTGATCCACTTTTCGCTGTCATGCTGGGGAAGGTTACGGGTGCGTCCGCCGTTTGCTTTCGTGGGCTTGCAGGGTACACAGAAATAGCGAATGAGGTCTTTGCCTTCTGTGAGCTTCTGTTCTTCGAGTCCGAGAACCGCACCGGCGCCTGCGAGTGATAACGGTAGTCCGAGATATGCGGACCAGATCATGGAGCATTTCCACGATAAGGGATCCAGATATTTTGAAGCCGGGTCTTCCGGGATGCTGTAGCCGTAGAAGTATTCCGGGCGGTGGCGCTTCAGCCAGTTTGAAAGACAGATGCGTTCAAAGGAAGCGTTAAAGGCCCATTTTGTAATTGATTCATCAGATAATGCTGCAAGGATTTCATCCGGGATGGTGTCACCGCAGGCAAGATCATATACCTGTACCGGTCCACCGTTTATGGAGACTCCGAAAAGCAGTATCTCAAATTGGTCAGACTCAGCGTATTTGTAAGCACCGCATTTGGAGATATTCACATCGCTGTAAGTCTCTAAGTCGATTGACATTTCTCTGATTTTTTCCATGTGTTTTGCTCCTGAAAAAGAAGAGGGACGGCAGCAGGATCGCCGCCGCCCCGTGGGTTAAAGGGTTACGTTTGTTATGAAAGGAAATCGTCCTCATCGTCTGTTGCGAAGTCATCCTCAGCTCTGGACTTGCCTCCGAGGGGTTCACCGTCGCGGATCTTCTGAAGGTTGTTCAGACCGCAGGCGATACCCTTGTTGCCGTTGCTGTTGAAAGCGTACAGATTGATGGAAGCCCTGCCGTACACGCCGGAATATACTTCGGAACGTTCAAGGATAGGATTCCTGTCCGCGTCCACGATACCGGGTGCGGATGCGCTGTTGGCGTTGATGAAGTAGCTGTTCTTGTAAGCTTCATCATCCGGTCTTTCCTTGTCACCGTCGCGGAGAGGAAGCTTGAGTGCTGCAAGAGGCGGAACGGACTTGCCGTTTCCCTTGAGTTTACTCTGGCCCTCTTCATAAGCGGCCTGGATTGCGGCGTTGATCTTGTCGATCGTCACGGTGTCGGACTTCGGGATGATGAGGGATACGCTGTACTTGGGAGTTCCGCCGTTGATGCTCTTCGGATCCCACACATTCGCATAGCTCCATCTGGTGTTAACGCCTGTAATAACCTTTGTCGGAATAGATACTTTGTTTGCCATGATTTTTTCCTCCTTATTCTTCACTGAAATCATCTTTGGCTGTGTTAAGTGCCGGTCGCTTGTCTGTATCCGGCACGAGTGCTGGTTTGCCTGGCGGCTTTGTGATCATGCCGCTCAGTAGTTCATCAAAACGCTTTTTCCCTAAGAGGGAAGTCATTGCCGTGATACCGAGAACCTTCTTTTCATAAGGATCGAATCCGGCTTTTTCTACGGCGGAAGCAACAGCGGCTTCATCCGTATATTTTCTGACTGATCTGCCTTCCACGACTTTGAAGCCGGGATATTCCGTGCCTGACATAGCCTGCTGGAGTGCATATTCCTTGATGTCGCCGGCCCACGCTATCAGTTCATCGATGCGGGGGAGGATGGCTGCGATTTCCGCTTCATCCAGGTTGGCGGGCATCTCAAAATCGTACTGAGCCATTTCGAGGTTATATTCCGCACGCTTGCGGCAGGTTGTCTTCACTGCGCAGAACTGGCAATGGTCACCGGCTTTGAATTCGCCTTCGCCGTTATATGCCAGGGCTGCTGTGGGCTTTAAGAATGTTTCCGCCCATTGCAGGAGATCCATTTTGTCCATCGTGCAGGTGCTGATATTTCCGCGGCGGGGCTGGAAGATCGTCATCTTGACGGTTTCGATATCATAGATCCCGTCATAGATATCCAGGGCTCCAAGTGCGTAGCACATCATCTGAGGGTTGTCATTGGCATCAACGAGGATGCCGAGACCATACTTGAAATCAATGATGTGAAGCACCTTGTCCGCAACGATCAGGCAGTCGCCGGTTCCGAATCCTTCCGGTACCCATCTGGAAAAATCCAGTCTCTGCTCAACGAGGACTTCCGGATCTTTGCAGTATTTTCTGGCTTCCTGAAGCTGCTCCATAACATAGGAACAATATTCATCAGTACAGTCGGTCATTTCTTGGTCAAAGTAGTCCAGGTCTTCCGTAGGATCGGGGGAATCCCTTCCGAGTGCTGCAAGAACCTTGTGTTCGCAGAGTGCGTGTGCATCAGTTCCCTGCTGGGCGTAGGGGCTGCTCTGGTTATCCGCTTCCGCACAGAGTTTTGCGCTGGGCGGGCAGTTCAGCCACCTGTGGCTTGCGGAGGCTGAGAGTAATGCGTGTTTAGGCATCCTTCAGTCCTTCCACTTCAGCGACCAATGCCGGGTAGTCTTTTGCATCGACGTCGGTAAGGCTGCCTCCGTTGCCATACTTTCTTACGATGTCCCTGACTTCGGCTTTATGCTTGCCGCCGTTTTCATTTGCCGTGCGGGAGAGCAGTGCGCGGACATCTTCCTTTGTATAGGTTTTTGTCGGTGGCTCTTCCTGCGGGGCTGCCTTCTGGGTTTTCTTCGCGGGTTTGGCAGCGGGCTTTTCTTCCGGTTCGATATCGCCTGAAGAGAACAGGGAGATCAGGGAGTCCGCAATGCTGATGATGATCTCACCCCCGCGCCTTAAATCCGAAAACAGTTCCGTCAATGTGTCTGTGACGGTGATGATCTTTTCTCCGTAGGTTTTCAGTTCGGAGAGTTCTGAAGATAATTCACTCATTTTTCCCATCTTGTCTTTCTCCTTCCGTTGACAGTTCATTTCTGAGTTTTACTGCGAGCCGCTTTGCCACGACGCTGATGGCTGTGAGGGTGTCGATAAGATCCTCATCTTCTGCGTCTAAGCAAGCGGTCTCTTCAATCATTTCTTTCTGCATCTGCAGCACCTTCCTTTCCGAGCGGCTTCCCTGCCGTTCTATCTGGTCTAAGTTCCCGAAAGCGACGTTTTCCGATTTTTCCGGAAAGTTTTTTGAAAAAGTTTTTTCTCTGTCCCTTTCACAAGGCATAAGTTCCCGGAAGACTGTTTTTCCGATGATCGGGCAAAAAAATTCGAGGTGGTCATTTGCTTATAAAAAGGAAGCGATTCGAGCCGGGAGAAAAATGTTGAAAAAAATCCGGCCAGAAATCGGAAACTGACCGGAATGGGAACTTAGACCCTTTGGAAGTCAAAAGAAGGCTTCAAAAAATACGAAAGGGGATGGTTCCGATGGGATAAGCGATTGTTGCAGAAAAGAAGAAGCTGGGTTAATCACAAAGATTTTTCGGGAGGAATAAGGATGCGTTTGATTTTACAGACAGCGAATGTATCCGGCGATCCGAAGAACTGCCTTTATCCGAATAAGGTAGAGGTCACGGATGCGGCCGGGATGAAGGAAGCGGTGAAGCTGGATCATGTATGTGCGGAATATAAGAAGAACTACCGCAATATTGATAACTTCATCTGCTCAAATGTGATCGTTATGGATTGCGACAATGATCACTCTGATGATCCGGAAGACTGGATCACACCGGAGAAGGTGGAAGAGCTGATGGGCGATTATTCCTATGCAATAGCATTCAGCCGCCACCACATGAAGGACAAGCCGGGCAAGGGAGTGAGACCGAGGTTTCATATTTATTTTGAAACGGACGGGATCACGGACAAGGATTTGTATGCCGGGCTGAAGAGGGGAATAGTGAAGAAATATCCCTTCTTTGATAAGAAGGCGCTTGATGCTGCAAGGTTCATTTACGGCGCGGATACCGGAGATGTGATCTGGCATGAAGGCTGGACAACGATTGACGAGGATATTCAGCCGGAATCGGATATCGATGAAGAAGATGACGCTGATGAATGGGATGGCGGCAGGACGGGCGGAGTGATACCGCAGGGATCCAGGAATAATACGCTTTCCCTTTTTGCAGGTAAGGCGCTTAAGCGTTTCGGAGAGACCGACAAGGCGAAGCAGATTTTTATGGAAGAAGCTGCGAAGTGCGATCCGCCGTTGGATAAGGAAGAGCTGAAGAGCATCTGGTATTCGGCGGTGAAGTTCTTTAGGAACAAGATCAAGGATCAGGAAGGATATGTGGATCCGGAGGATTACAACGCTGACTTCCAGAACGGATGCTACAAGCCCGGAGATTATTCAGACATGGGGCAGGCCAAAGCGTTGATCCAGGAATACGGGGATGTGCTCAGATATTCGGATGCCACGGATTATCTCCGTTTTGACGGGGATGCCTGGATTGAAAACAGACAGCTGGCGGTAGGCGCTATGGAAGAGTTCCTTGACCTGCAGCTTGCGGATGCGGAAGAATGCCTGGCTGCTGCAATTTCAGGATTGGTAAATGCCGGTGTGTCGGAAGAGGTTGTGAAGACAGGCGGCAAGGCTCTGGATAAGCAGATACCGCAGGGAAGCATGGGGCTGAAGTTTGCCCTGCAGGGTGCAAAGACCTATCTGGCGTTCGTCATGAAAAGGCGTGACTGGAAATATGTCGTTTCAGCATTGAATGTTGCGAAGCCGATGCTGGCGGTGGAAGTGAAGGATCTGGACAAGGATGAGAATTTGCTGAACACGCCGGAAGCGACTTATGACTTGCAGAAGGGACTTGATGGCGCAAAAGAACATGATCCGGAGGATTACATCACAAAACTGACAACCTGTTCGCCCGGTGATGAGGGGAAGGATGTCTGGGAGGATGTCCTTCAGCTGTTCTTCTGCGGGGATCAGGAACTGATCGATTATGTGCAGGTGGTGGTCGGGATGGCGGCTATCGGCAAGGTTTATCAGGAACATCTCATCATCGCATATGGCGGTGGAGCGAACGGAAAATCAACCTTCTGGAACACGATCGCCAGGGTGATGGGAACCTATAGCGGGAAGATATCCGCAGAGACACTGACCATGAACTGCAAGAGAAATGTGAAGCCGGAAATGGCGGAACTTAAAGGAAAGCGTCTCATTATCGCTTCCGAGATGGAAGAAGGAATGAGGCTGAATACTTCGGTTGTAAAACAGCTGTGCTCCACGGATGAGATCCTTGCGGAAAAGAAGTTCAAGGCGCCGTTCACTTATACACCGAGCCATACGATCGTGCTTTACACGAATCATCTTCCGAAAGTCGGTGCGAACGATGACGGTATCTGGCGCAGGCTGATCGTTATTCCCTTCAATGCCAAGATCGAAGGCGACAGCGATATCAAGAACTATGCGGAGTATTTGTATGAAGAAGCAGGTCCTTATATTATGCGCTGGATTATCAAAGGTGCGCAGAAGGCGATATCGATGAAGTTCAAAACGCCGCTGCCGAAGGCTGTGGAGGATGCTATTGAGGCATACCGCGAAGATAACAACTGGCTGGGGAGATTTCTGGATGAGTGCTGTGATGTCGATCCGGGATATAAGGAAAAGTCCGGTGAGTTTTATCAGCAGTACAGGGCGTATTGCATACAGACCGGTGAGTATGTCCGTAGCACGACGGATTTTTATACGGCTGTGGAGAAGGCTGGTTTCACAAGGCACAAGACCAATAAGGGGATGTTTGTCCACGGTCTGAAATTGAAGGACGGACAGGATTTTCTGTGATAGTCGGTGCTGGTCTATGGGTTGGATGACGGTCGGTGATAGTCATTTTCGATAGTCTGCCAGTCCTGAGTGCAGGTGGTGAAGGTCATTTTTATAAATGTTCCTGAATCTGCATGATTTTAAGAATGTTGGTTTTAAGCCAAAAGTGACAGTGGTGTTACTCAATATACATAAGTCCTTTAAGGGGATGTTTTTTGAGAATTTGCTTATAGGAAAGGTTGTATAAAGAGGTTCACCACCGTCACGGCGGCTTGATTTGATGGAGGTCTGCGATGCGTGAAAAAGACATTGAAAGAAAACTGGTCGATGCCGTGAAAAGGCGAGGCGGCATATGTCTTAAGTGGGTCTCACCGGGATTTGACGGGGTTCCGGACAGGATTGTTTTTCTGCCGGATCGGCATATCGGTTTTGTCGAGGTCAAAGCACCGGGAGAAGTTCCGAGACCGCTGCAGGTATCACGGCACAGGCTTTTAGAAAAATTCGGGTTCCACACCCACATTATTGATGGGGTGGAACAGATTGGAGGGATTCTGGATGAAATACAATCCACATGAATATCAGAAATACGCAATCGAGTTCATTAAGGAACATCCGATAGCGGCGATCCTACTTGATATGGGAATGGGTAAGACGAGCATTGTGTTATCCGCCCTGAATGAACTGATGTATGACAGATTCGAGGTGATGAAGGTTCTGATCATAGCACCGCTGAGGGTTGCGAGAAATACATGGTCTGATGAGATCAAAAAGTGGGATCACCTGAAAGGAATCCGGTATTCCATTGCGGTCGGAACGGCTGCGGAGAGGCTGGTGGCATTAAAGGCGGATGCGGATATCTACATTATCAACCGCGAGAATGTCCCCTGGCTGATCGAGGAAAGCGGCCTGCCGTTTGATTATGACATGGTGGTCGTGGATGAGCTTTCTTCTTTTAAGAACTGGCAGGCGAAGAGGTTCAAGGCGCTTATGAAGGTAAGACCGAAGATCCGGCGCATTGTGGGGCTGACTGGAACACCTTCTTCAAACGGTTTGATGGATTTATTCGCAGAGTTCAAGGTTCTGGACATGGGAGAACGCCTTGGAAGATTTATCAGCCAGTACAGGGTCAACTATTTCAAGCCTGACAGGATGAACGGTCCTATTGTTTATACCTACAAGCTGTTGCCGGGTGCAGAAGAGAGGATTTACGACAAAATCTCTGATATCACCATTTCCATGAAAGCGACGGACTATCTGGATATGCCGGAGCTTCTGAGTACGGAATATAGGGTCTATCTGGATGAAGATGAGCGTGAAAAGTACGAGGAAATGAAGGATGAGCTGGTTTTACAGCTTCCGGGAGGCGAGATCACGGCTGCGAATGCTGCATCCTTATCAGGGAAGTTATGCCAGTTGTCAAACGGTGCAATTTATGACGATGACGGTTCCGTGAACGCTTTCCATGAGAGAAAGTTGGATGCCTTGGAGGATCTGATCGAATCCGCAAACGGGAAGCCGATTCTGGTGGCGTATTGGTTCAAACATGACCTTGCAAGGATCACCGAGAGGATGAATAAGCTGAAGGTCGTTTATGAGAAGCTGGATTCCGACAAGAGCATTGAAAAATGGAATGCGAAAGAGCTTCAGGTCGGTTTGATACATCCTGCTTCCGCCGGTCACGGCCTGAACCTGCAATCAGGCGGAAATGTGATTGTATGGTTCGGTATCACATGGAGCTTGGAACTGTATCAGCAGACGATAGCCAGGTTATGGCGTCAGGGTCAGACTTCCGGGACAGTTACCGTGATTCATATCATTACTGCCGGAACCGTGGACGAACGTATCATGAAGGCGCTTTCCGCAAAGGACGATACACAGTCCCGGCTGATCGATGCCGTGAAAGCGGAGGTAAGTGCCTATGGCGGGAAATAAGAATCTGGCTGAGGATCCGTACGAGAGACTTGCCAATGCGATCATTCTTCAGGCGGTTGCCGATTACAGGGTGGCGCTGAAGAAGATAAAGGCGCATCCGAAGAATCGGGATGCCATAAATGAGGCTTTGGAGATTGAGAAGTTTTTCCGTTCCGGATGGTACAGTCAGCTGACAAGCGTGGACGGGAAATACCTGATCCGGAGGCTTCAGGAAGAAGTGAGACAATCAGAGTCAATCCGAGGGAAGAAAAATAAATCCGATCGGAGGTAGCTTATGAACAGACATCAACAGGCAGCCAAGAAATACTTATCACAGGCTTTCGGCCTGAATCAGAGGATAGAGAGCAAGCTGGGGCAGATTGAGGATCTGCATGACCTGGCGACGAAGGCGACGGTGACATATTCGGACATGCCGAGGAATCCGAACAAGGGTCATTCCCGTTTGGAGGACGCCGTGATCCAGATCATCGAACTGGAAACGGAGATCAACCAGGACATGATAAAGCTGGTGGAACTGAAGAAAGATATCATCCGCAGGATAAAGGCTGTGGAGAGTACAGAGCTTCAGACGATTTTGGAGCTGCGGTACCTGTCCTATATGAGATGGGAAGAGATCGCTATCGAGCTTGGGTACGGCATCGACAATGTATTCCGCCTTCACAGGAACGCCTTGGATGAAATCAAGATTCCGGAAACAATACAGTAAAATCAAGTTCGATACAGTAAGCCTATGTGATATTGTTAAGATGGCAAAAGTGAAAGATGAGGGCGCTGCACATCCAGTGGATGTGCGCTTAGCGCCGACCGGAGTGAAACGGAGACGCCGTTGCGGGAAGAACTGCAGCGGCTTTTTCTGTGGGAAGGAAGGTGGACAGATGCCGAGGAAACCGAAGAAGCCGTGCGCTTATCCGGGCTGTCCCAACCTGACGGATGGAAGGTACTGCCCGGAACACCAGAGCAAGGTGAACAGTGAGTATGAAAAGTATGGGAGAGATCCCCGGACAAAGAGGCGTTACGGGAGAGCATGGAAAAGGATACGTGACAAGTATGCTGCGGAGCATCCGTTCTGTGAGCTGTGCTTTGAGCGTGGGGTGATAGTCCCCACGGAAGAGATCCATCATAAGAAGCCGCTGAGTGAAGGTGGCACGCACGACCGGAGCAATCTGATCGCGCTGTGCAAGTCGTGTCACTCGCGCATACACGCGGAGCGGGGAGACCGATGGGGAAAGAGACCGGAGGGGGAGTGAAAATCCCCGCACGTATATTCTCCAGGGAACGGCGCGGGGGTCACACGCACAAAAAGAAGAAATCAAACGGGGTATTAACCCCTGCAGGGAATTGAGGTGAAGGAAGATGGCCAAAGACGGGACTATGCGCGGCGGCGCAAGGGTCGGTTCCGGCAGGAAATCAAAAGCCCTGACGGAAAAAATCGACAGCGGGCTTGCGGCGACGGTCATTGACCTTCCGGAGCCTGAAGACATTACCGGTGAGGATGTGCCGCCGGTGAAGGATTTTCTGAAAGCTGCTCAGAAGAGCGGCATTGACCTTTGTGCGGAGGATGTGTTCAAAAGCACTTTCCTCTGGCTGAAGGAAAGAGGGTGCGACCGGCTGGTGAACACCCAGCTGATCGAGCAGTACGCGATGTCGGTATCCAGATGGGTGCAGTGCGAGACCTGCATATCGGAATACGGATTCCTGGCGAAGCATCCGACCACGGGGGCGGCGATAACTTCCCCGTATGTGACGATGAGCCAGAATTATCTGAAGCAGGTGAACCAGTGCTGGTATCAGATCTATCAGATCGTGAAGGAAAACTGCTCTGTGGAGTACGGGAGCGCGAATCCGCATGACGACCTGATGGAACATCTGCTATCGGCAAGGAAGAAATAGGAGGGTTTCGATGAAATATGTGAAGAAAAAGCTGTCGGAATTGAAGCCTTATGAGAACAATCCGAGGATAAATGATGAGGCGGTGGACGATGTTGTGGAAAGTATCAGGCAGTGTTCCTACATCGCGCCGATCGTCATTGACGAGGATTGCTTTATTCTGGCGGGACATACAAGGTATAAGGCTCTGAAAAAGCTGGGATATAAGGAATGCGAGGTTGTGATCGCCTCCGATCTGACAGAAGAACAGAAGAAAAAGTACAGGCTTTATGATAACAAGACGGCTGAAATGGCATACTGGGATCAGAAGAAGCTTTCTGCGGAATTATGCGATGTGGATTTTCAGGGCTATGATTTCGGACAGCCTGAGATTGCGCTTCCTGATGATGAATCGGAAGAGGCGGGTCCTAAGATGATGACCTGTCCATGCTGCGGGGAGGTGTTCGAGGTATGAAGCTGGAAAGACTGAAACTTGCGGATATTGAACCATATAAGAATAATCCGCGTAAGAATGATGATGCGGTGAATGCTGTTGCGGAAAGCATCCGCCAGTGCAGTTATATCACGCCGATCATCGTGGATGAGGATCATGTGATCATCGCGGGCCATACCAGATACAAGGCTTTGGTCGCGCTTGGTATGGATGATGTGGAATGTCTGATCTGTGACGGGCTGACTGAGGAACAGAAGAAGAAATACCGCTTCCTGGATAACAAGACCGGGGAAAAGGCGACATGGGATCTCATGAAGTTGGAAGTCGAACTGGAAGGACTTGATCTGGAAGGGTTCGACTTTTTTGGTATGGCGGCTGACCTGCCTGTGGACGGAGATGGCAGCGGCGGTTCTGATAAGGAACTGACCGGTACCACGGAAATAGATGCGGAGGTGTTTGGGGATGAAGAGTTCAAATACGAATGCCCGAACTGCGGTTTCCGGTTCAACTGAGTTTCCGTGGAAGTGGAGCCTGTCGGAACTGGATAAAAGACCAAAGCACGGGCATACCGTGTTTTCCTGCTTTTCCTGTGGTGGCGGTTCCTCAATGGGATATAAGCTGGCGGGATTTGATGTAGTGGGGAATTGCGAGATCGATCCCGATATGATGAAGGTCTATAAGCAGAACAATCATCCAAAGCATTCATTCCTTATGGATATCAGGGATTTCCTGAAGCTGCCTGATGAGAAGTTGCCGGAAGAGCTGTTCTATCTGGATGTGCTGGATGGTTCGCCGCCCTGCTCTGTATTCTCCACGGCGGGAGTCAGGGAAGAAGGCTGGAATACGGAAAAGGTGTTCCGGGAAGGACAGGCGAAGCAGAGGCTGGACGACCTGTTCCTGTATTTCATAGCGATAGCGAACCACCTTCAGCCGAAGGTGGTTATAGCTGAGAATGTGAAGGGTATCATCATTGGAAATGCGAAGGGCTGGGTCAACCAGATCGTGAAGGGATTTGATGATGCCGGATATACGGTGCAGATATTTCTGTTCAATGCCGCGAGGATGGGCGTGCCTCAGAAAAGGGAGCGCGTCTTTTTTATCGCGCATCGGAAAGACCTGAAATATCCGAAGCTTTCAATGGAGTTCCATTCAAAGCCGATTCCCTTCAGGGATGTCCGGGAGCCGTATGGCAAGGCGATGGATCCGGACAGTATGCAGGCAAAACTTTTGAAGTACATGATTCCGACTGACCGCTGTATCGCGGATATCAATGAGAGGGTGCGGAAGGTCAAGAACAATGGCTTCTCCACGCCGATCAACAGGGATGATGAACCTGTGCAGACGATCGTTTCAGGCAGCAGCCTTTACCGGATGTGTGACGGCCTCTTGATGACTGACCGGGATATTATCAACTGCCAGACATTTCCGCAGGATTACGATTTTATGGATCAGAGCGTCCAGTATATCTGCGGTATGAGCGTTCCGCCGGTGATGATGGCGCGGATATCCGAGCAGGTGTACCGGCAGTGGCTTAAAGGTGGTGATGCGGATGAAGATGCGTAAGCTGAAGAAGTATAAGCCGACGAAGTTCAGGGCGAAGGATTCAACTTACGATAAGGATGCGGCGGATTTTGCCGTGAACTTCATCCAGTGCCTCTGCCACACGAAGGGAACCTGGGCGGGTAAGCCTTTTGAACTGATCGACTGGCAGGAACAGATCATCCGGGATGTATTCGGTACGATGAAGCCGAACGGATACCGACAGTTCAATACGGCATATATTGAGATTCCAAAGAAGCAGGGAAAGAGTGAACTGGCAGCGGCAGTGGCTCTTTTGCTCTGTTGCGGAGATGGAGAGGAACGCGCTGAAGTATATGGATGTGCTGCGGATAGGCAACAGGCGTCGATTGTTTTTGAGGTTGCCGCGGATATGGTCAGGATGTGTCCGGCTCTGAATAAGAGGGTGAAGATACTGGCTTCACAGAAGCGTATCATCTTCCAGCCAACGAACAGCTTTTATCAGGTGCTGTCTGCGGAAGCATACAGTAAGCACGGCTTCAATATTCACGGGGTTGTGTTTGACGAGCTTCATACTCAGCCGAACAGGAAGCTCTTTGATGTTATGACGAAGGGTTCCGGGGACGCCAGGATGCAGCCGTTATATTTCCTGATCACGACGGCGGGAACGGATACGAACAGCATATGCTATGAAACGCATCAGAAGGCGAAGGACATATTGGAGGGTCGGAAAATCGATCCGACTTTCTATCCGGTGATCTATGGCGCGGATGAATCCGACAACTGGACGGATCCGAAGGTCTGGAAGAAGGCGAATCCTTCATTGGATATCACGGTGGGTATCGACAAGGTGAAAGCGGCCTGTGAATCCGCGAAACAGAATCCGGGGGAAGAAAATTCATTCCGGCAGCTGAGGCTGAACCAGTGGGTGAAGCAGGCGGTCAGGTGGATGCCTATGGAAAAATGGGATGCCTGCAATTTTGCCGTGGATGAGGATGAACTGGAAGGGCGTGTCTGTTACGGTGGTCTGGACTTGTCGAGTACGACTGACCTGACGGCGTTTGCCCTGGTATTTCCGCCAGTGGATGAAGAGGATAAGTACATTGTGCTTCCGTATTTCTGGGTTCCGGAGGAAACGCTGGACTTAAGGGTGAAGCGGGATCATGTTCCTTATGATGTCTGGGAGCGGAAGGGATTTCTGGAAACAACGGAAGGGAATGTGGTTCATTACGCATATATCGAGAAATTCATTGAGCGCCTGGGTGAGAGGTTCTACATCCGGGAGATTGCTTATGACCGGTGGGGAGCAACGCAGTTATCGCAGGATCTGGAAGGAATGGGATTCACGGTGGTTCCTTTCGGCCAGGGTTTTGCTTCGATGTCCCCGCCGACCAAGGAATTGATGCGGCTGGTGCTGGAGCAGAAGATCGCACATGGCGGTCATCCGGTTCTCAGGTGGAACATGGATAACATTTATATCCGGACGGATCCGGCAGGCAACATCAAGGCGGATAAGGCAAAGTCCACGGAGAAGATTGATGGTGCCATTGCGATGATCATGGCTCTGGACAGGGCGATCCGGTGCGGCAATGAGAAGGAAGAATCAGTTTATGACACAAGAGGTTTACTTGTTTTCTAACGAATGGAGGGCGTGGTTATGGGAATACTGAGCGGTTTATTTCGGAGCAGGGATAAGCCCACGGACAGGACGGCAGGAAGCAGCTACAGCTTCTTTCTGGGCGGTACCGCAAGCGGCAAGTATGTGACGGAACGGTCTGCGATGCAGATGACGGCGGTGTATTGCTGCGTGAGGATCCTGTCGGAAGCGGTGGCGAGCCTGCCATTACAATTTTATAGATATACCGACGATGGCGGTAAGGAAAAAGCGGTGGATCATCCGCTTTATTTTTTGCTCCATGATGAGCCGAATCCGGAGATGACTTCCTTCATATTCCGGGAGACCTTGATGACACACCTGCTTTTGTGGGGAAATGCGTATTCGCAGATCATCCGCAATGGTAAGGGTGAAGTCGTGGCTCTGTATCCGCTGATGCCGGATCGGATGAAGGTGGACCGTGATGAGCATGGACGGCTCTATTACGAATACACCGTTTACGATTCGGATGATGTGGACGGAAGGAAGGGTACGGACAAGGTTGGAAGGACGGTAAGGCTTCAGCCTCATGATGTGCTGCACATTCCGGGATTAGGATTTGACGGTTTAGTCGGGTATTCACCGATCGCGATGGCAAAGAATGCTATCGGTCTGGCGATTGCCACGGAAGAATACGGCAGCAAGTTCTTTGCGAACGGTGCGGCTCCGAGTGGTGTTCTGGAACATCCGGGAACCATAAAGGATCCGAGCAAGGTCAGGGAAAGCTGGCAGGCTACTTTCGGCGGTTCCGGCAATTCCAATAAGATCGCGGTCTTAGAAGAAGGCATGAAGTACACGCCGATTTCCATTTCACCGGAGCAGGCTCAGTTTTTGGAGACAAGGAAGTTCCAGATTGATGAGATCGCAAGGATATTCCGCGTTCCGCCTCATATGATTGGTGATCTTGAAAAGAGCAGCTTCAATAACATTGAGCAGCAGAGCTTGGAGTTCGTGAAGTACACGCTGGATCCCTGGGTGAGCCGCTGGGAACAGGCAATGGTAAGGGCGCTTCTGACACCGGATGAAAAGAAGAAGTATTTCTTCAAGTTCAATGTGGACGGATTGCTCAGGGGTGATTACCAGAGCAGGATGAACGGTTACGCCACGGCAAGGCAGAATGGCTGGATGTCGGCAAATGATATCCGTGAGCTTGAAAACCTTGACCGCATTCCTGAAGAGGACGGCGGTGATCTGTATCTGGTAAACGGAAACATGGTTCCTTTGGTATCGGCGGGTGCTGCATACGATATGGAAGCAGATAACAGGAAGGAGGATGAAGATTCCGATGAAGAAGTTTTGGAACTGGAAAAGCAGGAAGATCAGAGACCAGGCTTCAGGCGAAGAAGTAACTGAGCGGGTGCTTTTCCTGAATGGAACAATCGCGGAAGAGAGCTGGTTTGACGATGATGTCACACCGGCTCTTTTTAAGCAGGAACTGGATTCTGGGTCAGGCAATATCACGGTCTGGATCAACAGTCCGGGCGGCGACTGCGTGGCGGCGGCTCAGATCTACAACATGCTTATGGATTATAAGGGCGATGTCACGGTGAAGATCGATGGCATTGCGGCATCGGCGGCAAGCGTGATCGCGATGGCGGGGACGAAGGTTCTTATGAGCCCCGTGTCCATGATGATGATTCATAATCCGGCGACTATCGCGTTCGGCGATACGGCGGAGATGCAAAAGGCGATCAACATGCTGGCTGAGGTGAAGGAATCCATCATGAACGCTTATGAGATCAAGACCGGCATGAGCCGGACAAAGATTTCGCACTTGATGGATGCGGAGACCTGGATGGACGCGCACAAGGCGGTTGAGCTTGGTTTCGCGGACGACATTCTGCAGAGGCAGGATGCTGTCGAGGATCTGGAAGTGCCGGATGTGTCGATGCTCTATTCCAGGGCGGCGGTGACAAATTCGCTGATGGACAAGATTGCGGCGAAGTGTCATATCAAGGCACCTGATGAGGGTGTGGCAACTGAACAGGTAACTGATAACGGGCGTTCCTGCGATGAGATCAGGGAACGCTTGAATTTTATCAAGAGATTCATTTAAGGGAGGATAAAACCTATGACTATCAAAGAAATGATCGAGAAGAGAGCGAAGGTGTGGGAGACCGCGAAGAACTTTGTGGATACCCACGAGAATGAGAACGGCGTTCTGTCTGCGGAAGATAATGCGACTTACAGCCGTATGGAGCAGGAGATCGAGGATCTGACCGCGGCTATCGACCGTCAGCAGAGAGCCGAGGCAAGGGAGGCTGAGTTCAACAAGCCTGTGAATATGCCCCTTACCGGAAGACCTGCAATGCAGAAGCCGGATGAGAAGACCGGGCGTGCTTCCAATGCTTACAAGGAAGATTTCGGTGCGCATCTCCGTGGAAAGAGGCTTGTGCATAATGTTCTTTCCGAGGGCGTGCAGGCGGACGGCGGCTATCTTGTGCCGGAAGAGTTTGAGAGACAGATCGTGACGGGGCTGGATGAGGCGAACGTGGTGAGAGGTCTTGCGAAGGTCATTACCACAAGCGCTGAGAGAAAGATCCCGGTTGCCGCTACCCATTCCGAGGCAAAGTGGACGGCTGAGAACGGCGCTTATACCGAGAGTGATCCTTCTTTCGACCAGAAGACCATTGATGCGTTTAAGCTTACGGATCTCGTGAAGGTTTCCATCGAGCTTCTTCAGGATTCCATGTTCGATCTGGAAAGCTATATCGCCAATGAGTTTGCGAGGGCGTTCGGTATTGCTGAGGAAGAGGCGTTCTGCGTCGGTACCGGAACCGGACAGCCTACGGGTATCTTTACCGCGAACGGCGGACAGGTGGGCGTGACTGCCGCATCTTCTACCGCTGTGACAGCGGATGAGCTTATCAGCCTTGTGTATGCGCTGAAGAGCCCTTACCGCAGAAACGCGAAGTTCCTTGCGAATGACGCGACTATTTCCGCAATCAGGAAGCTGAAGGACGGCAACGGAGTGTATCTGTGGCAGCCTTCCCTTCAGGCGGGCGAGCCTGACAAGCTTCTGGGCTATGACCTTTATACCAGTCCTTATGTACCGCAGATGGAAGCCGGTGCTTTCTCTGTTGCGTTCGGTGATTTCAAGAATTACTGGATCGCTGACCGTTCCGGCAGGACCGTACAGAGACTCAATGAGCTTTACAGCACTAACGGACAGGTTGGTTTTGTCGCAACCGAGCGTGTTGACGGCAAGGTAATCCTTCCTGAAGGCATCAAGCTCCTGAAGATGAAGGCGTAAGGTTAGCAGACAATGGGGCTGCCGTGTAAAAAGCGGCAGTCCGGATATGGAGGTAAGAGATGAGCGAATATAACGCAAAGAATTATACGGAGCAGGGCGGCGAGGTCACCCATATCGGCGGGAAGATCGTATATGACAACGGCCTGCTTCCGAATATGAGTCCAGCTGACGTAACCAGTGATTCGGCTGCGAAAGTCCGCACAACTTTGAACACGCTGATTACGAATCTGAAGAATGCCGGGCTTATGGTGGGCGATGCTTTCGCCATGCAGTATGCGGCGGTAACGGACAGTGTTTCCGGCCATGCGGATCGTCAGTATAACACCGGAAAGATTTCCAGTGTGGCGGTGGACGATGATACCCATGAGATCACGATCACTTTGTCCGATAAGGTGAAGAACCTTAAGGATTTTGACGGCGGCAATGGCTGGGGCGTTCACAAGTGGCTTGGTATCGGTCTGGGTGTCGGCATTTCTCCGATTACTGGATTGTACTACAACGGTTCTTCCCTGGGCGATGAGGATGTCGCTGAGGCAACGGCCTGTGATCTTTCAGCAGGATATTTTGTCCGCTGGGTTGCAGCTGATCTGGTGCTTGCAGGTGATAATACGGAGAAATCCGTTGATAACTTCACTCTGTGGGCTGACGGATATGCTGAAACGGCTTACAGGATCAAGATTGTGGAGCCTACAAGCGAAAGCTGAGAGTAAGAGTAAGGCGGTGGAGTAATCTGCCGCCTTTATTGTGAGGTGATGTCAGATGATCGTTACTGTGGATGAGATGAAGAATTATCTGAGGATCGATTTCGAGGATGATGATTCTTTGCTGGAAAACTTCATAACGGCAGGCGTGAAGCAGTGTATGGATATCCTGCGGACGGATCATGAGAATGATCTGGCTGACTGTCCGAACGGAAAGATCGCCGTGATGTTCACGGTGGCTTATCTGTATGAACACCGGGAAGAGGCTGACCATCATGCGATGGATCTGACTCTGAGGGCTTTACTGTTTGGAAGCCGGAAGGAGGGATTCTGATGGATGTGGCGGCTTTAAGGTCAAAGGTGACGTTCCAGAAGAATGAGACCGTTACGGACAAGTACGGGAATCATAAGAATGCTTGGACGGATTATTATACCTGCTTTGCGACGATCGGCGGCGAAGGTCTGGCAAGTTCCAAGGAAGAGCAGGTCGCCGGTACTACGGTGGAAGAAGCTTCCATGACCGTTACGGTCCGGTATTGCCAGAAATCAGCGGCTATTACTTCCACGGGGTTCCGGGTGGTGTTCATGGGTGAGCTTTATAACATCGAGAACATTGACCACATGAATTTCAGGAAACGGTCGCTGAAGTTTACCTGCAGGAAGGAGCGGCGATGAGTCAGACGATAAAGATCGATCAGCTTGCGGATACCGTGATGAAGGGCATGGAGGATTACGCGAAGCTTGCGGTGGACGACCTGAAAGCGGATGTCCAGAAAGCCGGGAAGACGGTAAAGCAGCAGATCGAATCCACGGCTCCTAAGAAGACTGGCAAGTATTCCAAAAGCTGGGCGATCAAGAAGACCAGGGAAACATCCAATTCCATACAGATCGTGGTGCATTCCAAGAGGTATCAGCTGACGCATCTTTTGGAGTTCGGCCATGCGAAGAGGGGCGGCGGAAGAACGAGGGCTTTTCCTCATATCGCTCCTGCGGAGCAGGCGGGTATCGAGCAGCTGACAAGGGATATCGAGAGGGATTTACAGAAGGGCGGTTAGTGATATGGAGATCATTCTTTTGTTATTCGTTATTGCTGTCGGGATTTCCGTGTTTGGGGTGCTGATCTATTACGGCACACGGCGGGGCGAGAAATGCCGAGGGTATCCCTATAACTGTCCGGTCTGCCGTCATGCTGCCGAATGCATCATAGAGATCGGGAGGAAGAAGGATGACGCATGAAGAAGTGATGCAGATGATGGAGGAAATGAAGATCCCCTTCGCGTATGACCATTTCGCGGAAGGTGAATCGCCTGATCCGCCGTTCATCTGCTTTTTGTTTCCGGGTTCGGAGAACTTCGCCGCTGATGATGTGGTTTACATGGAGTTTTCCAACCTGAACATTGAACTTTATACCGATGAGAAGGATCCGGAACTGGAAGATCGCGTGGAAGCGGTGCTGAACGCGCATGAGATTTTCTGGAATAAATCGGAGGTATGGATCGAATCAGAAAAACTATACGAAGTGCTGTACCAGATGACGGTATAGCGGAAAGAGAGGTTGATTATGTCGAATACAAACAACAAGGTGAAGTTCGGCCTTAAGAACTGCCATTATGCGAAGGCTACCCTTGATCCGGATACCAATGCCGTGATATTTGGTACGCCTGTCGCTATTCCGGGCGCGGTGAATCTGTCGCTGGATCCGGAGGGTGATACGGAGCCGTTTTACGCGGATGATATGGTGTATTACACCACGGTTGCGAACAACGGTTATTCCGGCGATCTGGAAATCGCGCTGATCCCTGAAAGCTTCAGGAAGGATATCCTGAAAGAGACTGAGGATGCGAACGGCGTTATGGTGGAGGATTCCACGGTGGAGCCTGAGCATTTTGCGCTGCTCTTCGAGTTTTCCGGGGACAAGAAAAAGATCAGGCACTGCATGTATTACTGTACCGCGGCAAGGCCTACGATCGAGGGCAAGACTAATGAGGATTCCAAGGAAGTCCAGACGGAGAAGCTGGAGATCACGGCGACTCCGCTTCCGAACGGGCTTGTAAAGGTGAAGACCGGCGCGAATACTTCCGACGCGGTTTACAACGGATGGTATTCCAATGTCTATCAGACGGAGAGCGCTCAGGTGTCGGCGGTTCTTACAGGTATCACGATCGGAAGCCTTCAGCTTACGCCTGCTTTTGATGCCGGTACCACTTCTTACACGGCTGAAACCGTGAATGATGAGGATGCGGTATCTGCGACGGCGGCAAGCGGAACGGCGGTTACGATTCTGGTAAATGGTGTTGCTCATACCAGCGACGATGATGCGACATGGGAGAGTGGAACCAATACCGTGACGGTGATCGCGAGCAAGACCGGAGCAGTAAGTACGGCATATACCGTAACGGTAACGAAGAACGGACAGGGTTGATAAGTGTTTAGGGCAGGGCTTCGGCTCTGCCCTTTATCGTGATTGGAGGATTATATTATGGCACTTACAAAGACAGTGAATATTGATGGCAATGATGTGACTTTCAGGGCATCAGCGGCCATTCCGAGAATATACAGGAACAAGTTCCACAGGGATATCTATAAGGATCTTCATGACCTTCAGAAAAGCATTGACGAGAATGATCCGGAAAATTCCGCGCTGGATTCCTTTTCGCTGGAGCTGTTCGAGGATATCAGCTATATCATGGCGAAACACGCGGATCCGCAAAATGTTCCGGATACGCCGGATGAATGGCTTGACCAGTTCGGGACTTTTTCCATTTACCAGGTGCTTCCTGAGATCATCGAGCTTTGGGGCTTGAATGTGCAGACGCAGGTGGAGAGTAAAAAAAACTTCGAGCGACTGACCGGGAAATGACAACGCCTCTTTTGTTGCTGAGGTGTGTGCAGTTGGGAATCCATATCAGCGAATTGGAACTGTTGACGATCGGAACCGTGCTTGATATGTACACGGAACTTCAGAGGGATGACGAGCCTCATGATCAGATCGCAAGCCAGGATGATATGGATCGATTCTAATGGGAAGGAGGTTGAGACATGGCTGGCAGAATCCAGGGTATCACCGTTGAGATCGGCGGCGATACCACCAAACTACAAACTGCCTTAAAGGGCGTAAATACAGAGATCAGGAATACGCAGAGCCAGCTGAAAGATGTCGATAAGCTCCTGAAACTGGATCCGGGGAATACGGAATTGCTTGCTCAGAAGCACAGGCTCCTGGGCGATGCCGTCAAGGAAACAAAGGAAAAGCTGGAAACCTTGAAAACGGCGGCTGAGCAGGCGGATGAAGCGTTAAAGAACGGCACGATCACGCAGGAACAGTATGACGGCCTACAGAGGGAAATTGCTGAGACCGAGGCAAAGCTGAAGTCTCTTGAAGAACAGGCAAATCAGTCTGCAACGGCTCTTCAGAGTATCGCCGCGAAGGGTGAGAAGCTTAAGACGGTCGGTGACAATATCAGCAATGTCGGTACAAAGCTTCTTCCTGTTACCGGTGCTGTTGTGGGACTTGGAACTGCCGCTGTGAAGGTGGCGGCTGATTTCGATACGGCGATGAGCAAGGTATCGGCGGTGTCCGGCGCGACCGGCTCTGATCTGGAAGCACTCAGGGATAAAGCCCGTGAGATGGGTGCGAAGACGAAGTTCTCCGCATCCGAGGCGGCGGAAGCCATGAACTATATGGCGATGGCTGGCTGGAAGACTGAGGATATGCTTTCCGGTATCGAGGGCGTGATGAATCTTGCGGCAGCATCCGGTGAGGATCTGGCGACCACTTCCGATATCGTGACGGATGCTCTCACGGCTTTTGGTCTGACTGCGGCTGATTCCGGGCATTTTGCGGATATCCTTGCGGCGGCTTCCAGTAATGCGAATACGAATGTCTCCATGATGGGTGAGACCTTCAAGTATTGCGCTCCTATTGCCGGTGCTTTGGGATTCTCCGCGGAGGATACGGCGGAAGCGATAGGCTTGATGGCCAATGCAGGTATCAAGGGTTCACAGGCCGGTACCGCTTTAAGGACGATCATGAATAACCTGTCCGGGGATGTGACGATCTGCGGATCTTCTATCGGAGAGGTTACGGTTGCGACTACGAACGCTGACGGTTCCATGAGGGATCTTTCGGATATTTTGGCTGACTGCAGAACCGCGTTTTCAGGATTATCAGAATCTGAGAAGGCAGCTGCAGCGGAAAGCCTTGTTGGAAAGAATGCGATGTCAGGCTTCCTGGCTCTGATGAATGCCGGGGAAGGCGACATTGAGAAGCTGTCATCTGCGATTGATAACTGTGACGGCTGTGCTGCCGGGATGGCTGAGACCATGCAGGATAACCTTGCCGGTCAGCTTCAGATATTGAAGTCACAGCTGGAAGAACTGGCTATCTCTTTCGGTGAACTGCTTATGCCCGCGATCAGGACGATCGTGGGATGGATCCAGAAGTTCGTGGACTGGCTCAATTCGATGGACGAAGGCACAAGGAAGGTCATTGTCACGGTTGCTTTGGTGGCGGCTGCTATCGGTCCGGTGCTGATCATAGTCGGAAAAGTCATTTCTGCTATCGGTACGATCATGACGATCATCCCGAAATTGGCGGGTGTGATCAATGCGGCGAAGGGTGTATTTGCGGCTTTCAATGCGGTGTGTGCGGCGAATCCGTATGTGCTGATCATAGCGGCGATCGTGGCTTTGGTGGCGGCGTTCATTTATCTCTGGAATAACTGCGAAGAGTTCCGTCAGTTCTGGATTGATTTGTGGGAGAGTATCAAAGAGATTGCCGTTGCCGTATGGGAGGCTCTGAAAGAGTTCTTCACGGCGGCGTGGGAAGCGATAAAGAACACGGCTGTTACGGTCTGGAATGCGATCAAGGATTTCTTTACCGGGCTTTGGAATGGTATCAAGAATATCTTCACGACTGTGGTAAATGCGATCAGCACGTTCCTGACGAATGCCTGGAATGCGATTAAGAATACCGTGACGACGGTGTGGAACGCGATAAAAACCTTCTTCACGACTATCTGGGAAGGTATCAAGAATGTGTTCACAACGGCGGTCAATGCGGTTTCGACATTCCTGACGAATGCGTGGAACGGCATTAAGAATACCGCGACTACGATCTGGAATGCCATATCCGGATTCTTTACGACTTGCTGGAATGGGATCAAGCCAGGGGTTACAAATGCCGTAAATGCGATCAAGAATACGGTGACGACAGCCTGGAATAATATCAAGAATACCGTGACTTCTATCGGAAATGCCATAAAGAACGCGGTTACGACCATGTGGAATAATGTGACTTCCGCCGTGAAGAATGCGATGTCCAATGTGTTCAATGCGGTAAAGAGCGGATTTGCCAGTGTGAAGGAACATATCACTGGTCTGGCTTCCCAGGCGTTCAACTGGGGCAAGGATCTGATCATGGGTATCGTGAACGGTATCAAGTCCGTGATCAGCAAGGTCGGTGAGGCGGCAAGCAGCGTGGCGTCGAAGATCAGGGAGTTCCTGCATTTCTCCGTGCCGGATACGGGTCCTTTGACGGATTATGAAAGCTGGATGCCGGACTTTATCGGCGGACTGGCGAAGGGCATTGAGAAGAGCCGGGGAATGATCGAACAGGCGATGCAGGGTGTGACTTCTGATATGGTCATCAATCCGAGAGTAATGGCGGCTTCCGGCGGTTATTCCGGAGCTGGTGTTTCGGGCGGTGATCTGATCTCCGGCATCAATACGGCGCTGAATACGGCTCTTGCCGGTGGAGGCGCTGCCGGGGATATCGTGATCCCTGTTTATATCGGCGGTGACATGATCGATGAGATTGTTGTCACGGCTCAGCAGAGAATGAATCTAAGAAGTGGAGGCAGGTAAGATGGCTCATATGCAGTATCTTGTTTTTAACAATGAGAACATCCCGAAGCCTGCCTCTTATTCTGTGAGTTTATCGGATATAGAGGCGGACAGCGGCGGTGTGACAGAGGCAGGTACCACGCAGAGGGATGTTGTCCGGGAAGGCGTGGTGCAGATCGGGGTCACTTTCAGGGTATCGAAGAAGTGGCTGAATAAGTTTTCGGCGTATAAGAAACTGGCAAGTATCACGGTAGGATATCTGGATATGGAGACCATGAATACCGTGGATACGCAGATGTACATTGACGGGTATCAGGTGAAGCTGGTTTCCGATACGTCGTATGGTTCACTTTGGGAGGTTTCCTTCACATTGAAAGAGTTTTAAGGAGGGCGGCTATGTATCCAGTGAGCAGCGCCTTCCTGAATGCGGTGAAGGCGAACAACAGAAAATACTACTGGACCGGTAAGATCACGACGACTGCCGGGACGGTTTATAACTTCGACCAGGAAGATATGGTCAAGGGAAGCGGATATATCACAAGCCAGTGCTGCGGAAGTACGGAGATCGAGCTTGGTACGGTGTACGCCGCTGAGATGGGGATTTCGCTTTTCTCCGAGATCAACAGGTACACGCTGGAAGATGCCAAGGTGGAACTGTTCTATCACCTTCAGGTGGCGGGCGGCTCTTATGAGACGATCCCGATGGGGATATTTGAAGTATCCGAGGCGAACAGGAAAGCGAAGTGCCTGGAGATCAAGGCGTATGACTATATGGTGCGGTTCGAGAAGGCTTTCACTTCCCTGGAAGCTATCGGCAACGCCTATGATTTCATGGTGCTGTGTTCTACGGCCTGTGATGTGGTTCTGGCTCAGAGCAGAGCGACGATCGAGGCGATGCCGAACGGATCAGAAAATCTTTCCATATACTCTGACAATGACATTGAGACCTACAGGGATATCCTGTTTTATGTCGGTCAGGTGCTGGGCGGGTTCTTTGTGATCAACCGTGCCGGGGAACTGGAACTGAGGAAGTACGGGAATCAGCCGGTGCTTGTGGTGGAGCGGAAGCACAGGTTCACTTCCAGCTTTTCGGATTTTATTACAAGGTACACGGCGGTCAGTTCCACAAACTTAAGGACGCAGATCGCGGAGTATTACGCATTGGATCCGGATGATGGGCTGACAATGAATCTGGGCGTGAATCCGCTTCTGCAGTTTGGTCTGGAAGAGACAAGGCGGCAGCTTTGCGAGAATATCCTTAATGACCTGTCCGTGGTGAATTATGTGCCGTTTGATTCTGACACGATTGGGAATCCGGCGCTAGATGTTGGTGACATTCTTTCCTTTACCGGCGGGCAGGCTGACGCAACGAAGATTGCCTGTATTACGTCTAACGGTATCAAGATCGGCGGCAGACAGACGATCAAGTGCGTGGGAAAGAATCCGAAGCTGTCACAGGCAAAGAGCAAGAATGACAAGAATATCTCCGGGCTTCTTGCTCAGATCGAGGCGGGAAAGATTGGTATCCATACTTTCACAAATGCTTCCGCATTTACCGTGGGAAATGTGGACACAAAGATCATTTCCATCGAGTTTGCTACAACGGAAGCGAATCACGCTCAGTTTTTCGGGCAGGTAATTGTGGATGTGACGGCTCTGCAAGTGACTAAGAGTGCAACGGCTTCCGGGGATGTGGTGATCCCGTCGGTTGCGGTGGATGAGCCGGAGCCGCTGGATCCTGATAATCCGGAAGTGATCGGAAATACGGAAGAACAGACGGTAACGGTATCCCTTCCGGTGAGCTGGACGGAGGACGGTCACGCGGATGTGATCTTTTCCTTTGAGTTCAATAACCAGATGATCCCGGTTCATTATCCGCAGGAAAACTGGCACTCAGGGCGGCATACGATCCTTCTGTATTATCCGATTGAGGATGTGATTCCGAATTTCACGAACATCTTCAATGTCTATATGAGGTGTGAAGGCGGCACGGCGGAGGTGGATACCGGGATGTGTATTGCTTCCATTTCCGGTCAGAGCATGGGCGCTTCTGCGGCATGGGACGGCAGGATCGATGTTGAGGAATATATTGACCTGTTCAGGATCGGCAACGGTTCGCAGACAGACAGGCTGCAGGTGAAGGCATTTATCGAGAGCGATATCTGGGAGATCAAGGAGACCGTGAAGCGGTTCTATTCCGATGTGAAATCAGGAAGGACGGCTGTCGGCGGATTCGCTATGCCGGTGGATGTGCCGGGAAGCAATAGTTAGGAGGCTTTTATGAAGAGATATACAGGAAATCTGGTCTTGGAACTGGAAGATGTGAATACGGGTGTTGTGGAGACGGTATCGGAGACCAATATGGTTACCAATGCCGTCAACGACATTCTGGGAGTAAATCCTATGGGTGTCATGTATAAGGCGGGCGGTCAGTACGATGATTCCCTGACATGGAATGATGAACTGCTTCCGATCTGTCCGAATATGATCGGAGGCATCCTTCTCTTTCCGAGTTCCATTACGGAGCAGGCGGATAATCTTTATCTGCCTTCAACGAATCTGCCGGTGGCGTATGCCAGCAATGATGTCAATGCCACGGCGAATACGAAGAGGGGCAGCATGAACCTTACGGAGAGCATGAAGCTGTCGAATGGGTATAAATTCGTTTGGGAGTTCACGCCTTCGCAGGGAAACGGCACGATCGCGGCGGTCGGTCTGACTTCCAAGCATGGCGGGGCGAATGCCTATGGGTCTGAGGTGGCTGTGGACAGTACGCTTCTTCAGATCAAGAAGGTCAGCCTGGACGATGAGGATGGATTTATCAATGATCTGTATCGGTGTGTGACCGTGGATTTTGCGAATGCGAAGCTGTATTCCCTGTCTTATGCGAGCAATACCGTCACAATCAAGAAGTACAGGATTCCGGTGTTTGATATCGGGCTGAATGAGAAGCTGGATGACAGCACGCTTACTTTGGAGGATACGACGGTTCTGCAGTGTTCGACCTTCCGTTTCTACGGAAGTTACACGCCGTATGGAATCTTCATGGATGGCGGCGATGGGTACTGGTATGGTTTTTCCAATCAGGGCAATTCATCCGGCAGCGCTACGGTATTGTGGATCAAGATCAAGCAGAGCGATTACACATTCACGGAAGGAAGCTGGACGCTTTCCAATGCCACGCTGATGATAATGGGAAGCTTCAAGGAAGGTTCGAGTTATCCTTCCGGGAACAGAAGTGCGGTGGTGAGAAACGGATATCTGTACGCGCCGTCTTATGACAAGACCGGTGTTTATAAGATCAATATTACCAACAGCACGGATGTTACGCTGATTTCCCTGGGCTTTACTTCCGCGATGAGATGTCTTGGAGAGACAGGAAGCTGCGATTGCTGCATGGCGCTCATTAATGACATCATCGTTGCTTATGATTTTGAAATCGATGTTAGTGACAACGTGCTTGCGACTTATGCAGGAACGAGGTGCGGCAATGTTTCCACGCCGTTCTTCCGGTATAAGGAATATGTTTTCGCCTGGGGCGGCGCTTATCTAAATCAGTACAGGTACACATGGATCCTTACGCCGTATCTGGCTACGATCTGCAATTTGTCGCAGGCGGTGGTGAAGAATGCGGATAAGACCATGAAGATCACCTATACGCTGACGGAGCAGACGGTATAAGGCTTCGGGCAACTGAATAATGGTTTCTAAGGGATGGCTTCGGCTGTCCCTTTTATTTTGCAATGAAGAATGGAGGGATTTGCGATGAAAGAGTTTTGGAATGTGATCCAGGGAATCTTTGCGGTGATCGGCGGATGGCTTGGTTATTTCCTTGGGGGATGTGACGGGCTTTTGTACGCGCTTCTGGCGTTCGTGGTTCTGGACTACATCACCGGAATCATGTGCGCGGTGGCGGACAAGAAACTTTCGTCTGCCGTGGGCTTTAAAGGAATCTGCCGGAAGGTGCTGATCTTTGCGCTGGTGGGGATCGGGCATATTTTGGACACTCAGATTTTCGGTGAGGCTGGCGTGCTGAGAACGGCGATCATTTTCTTCTATCTGAGCAATGAAGGATTGTCGCTGGTGGAGAACGCCGCTTATCTGGGTTTGCCGATTCCTGTGAAGCTCAGGAAGGTGCTGGAACAGCTACATGACAGGAGCGAGAAGGAAGATGACGGCAAGGAAGCTGTCGAAGAGAAAAAGGAAGGTGACGAGTAATGGGATATACCAATAGTCCGATGGTAGTTTATACGAAGCTGAGTCCGAACCATTCCGGGCAGAGGACGATGGCGATTGACAGGATCACGCCTCATTGTGTGGTCGGTCAGTGCACGGCGGAAGGTCTGGGCGACTGGTTTTATAAGAGCAGCACACAGGCATCCAGCAATTACGGCATCGACAAGGACGGGCGTGTCGGAATGTATGTGGAAGAAAAGAACCGTTCGTGGTGTTCTTCTTCAAGCGCCAATGATCAGAGGGCGATCACGATTGAGTGCGCGTCTGATACCACGGAGCCATACGCTTTCAGGGATGTGGTGTATCAGACTCTGATCAAGCTCTGCATCGATATCTGCAAAAGGAATGGAAAGAATAAGCTGATTTGGTTCGGAGATAAGGACAAGACGCTGAACTATTCTCCGAAGAGCGGGGAGATGATCCTGACGGTTCACAGGTGGTTTGCGAATAAAAGCTGTCCGGGCAACTGGATGTATGCGAGGATGGGTGATCTGGCTGAGAAGGTGACGGCAGCGCTGCAGGGATCGGATTCAGGTTCCGGTTCAAAGGGTACGCAGGCGGCTGTGCTGAAGGATCTGTCCGAGGCGGATGCGATCAAGAAGGTCGGTGCTCTTTTTACGGCTGATATGAAGAAGAGCGACATCCTGGCATCGGTATCGCTGGCTCAGTTCATTCTGGAATCGGGATACGGCAAGAGTGAGCTTGCGCAGAATGCCAACAATATCTTTGGGATGAAGTGCAGCCTGTCCGGAAATACATGGAGCGGTTCCGCATGGGATGGCAAGAGCAAGTACACGAAGAAAACGCAGGAACAGCACACGGACGGAAGCTATGAGACGATCACGGCTGATTTCCGCAAGTATCCCTGCATTGAGGATTCTATCGCCGATCATTCTGCTTATCTGCTTGGAGCGAAGAACGGCAGCAAGCTCAGGTATGATGGGTTGAAGGGATGCACGGATTATAAGAAGGCGGTTCAGATTATCAAGGATGGCGGATATGCGACAAGCCTGACTTATGTGGAGAAACTTTGCTCCATCATCGAGAAGTGGAACTTGACTCAGTATGACGTTAAGGATTCCGGCGGCGGTGAAGTGATCCGGTGGTACCGTGTCCGCAAGAGCTGGGCTGACAGCAAGAGCCAGAAGGGTGCTTTTAAGATTCTGGATAATGCGAAGAAATGCGCGGATCAGAATCCGGGATATAAAGTGTTCGATGCGGACGGCAATGTGGTGTATGAGCCGAAGTCGGCGGAGCCAGCGAAGAAGGTGTCGTTTCTGGTGAAGGTCAGTCTCTCTGATCTGAATATCAGGAAGGGTCCGGGGACGGATTATGACAGAGTGCAGTTTATTCCGATTGGTGTTTATACCATTGTGGAAGTGAAGTCTGGGAAGGGCGCTTCCGCATGGGGAAGGCTGAAAAGCGGGATCGGATGGATCTCGTTGGATCATGTGAAGAGAGTTTAAGAATGACGGCTGGTGGAGATTGATTTCTCTGCTGGCCGTCTTTTTTTGCTTAAAAATCGGAATCGGGTCGTTTTGGGAACTTATGCCTTCCAAAGAGATGAAGGAGGTTCCGAACAATGTTTATCCTGGAGTATAAGGATGGAGTTAAACCTGCAGAGCTTAGTCCGAAGGCAAAGGCCAATATGGAACGCTGCGCGAATTTTCTGGTGAAGATGATTGAAAAGTACGGAAAAGAAGTTCTGGAAGAGATAGAGGCTGAGGAACGTGCGGCAGTGGAGAAGCAGGAACAGGAATCGTCGGACACAGATCTGTGATCCGGCGATTTTTGGGTGGTGAAAAAACTTCAGAAGGGGCGCTGACAAACCTGTCAAAGCCCGACATAATGAAGTTCCGAGGTACTGTGTGACGATGAGCAACCGAAGGGAGGGATACGGTGAGAAAGAAGAAATGCTATATCTACACGCGAGTCTCTACGGCAGCTCAGACGGAAGGGTACAGCCTGGAGGCACAACAGGAACGCCTCCGCGAGTATGCGGATTATAAGAACCTTGAAATAGCCGGAGAATACTGTGATGCAGGAAAATCCGGCAAGAGCATAGTCGGAAGACCGGCATTCCTGCAGATGCTGGACGATATATCCAGCGAGAAGGACAATATCTCTTTTGTGCTGGTATTCAAGTTGTCCAGGTTCGGACGGAATGCGGCGGACATACTGAAGTCTCTGCAGTTGCTGGAAGATTATGAGGTGGATCTGATCTGTGTGGAAGACGCCATTGACAGTTCTACACCGGGCGGAAAGCTGACGCTGACAATTCTGTCTGCCGTGGCAGAGATTGAGCGTGAGAACATCAATGTTCAGTTCATGGCTGGAAAAATGCAGAAGATTCTTAACGGTGGATGGCCGGGAGGACCTGCTCCCTATGGATACCGCAGTGTAAATAAGGAACTGGTAGTAGAACCGGAAGAGGCGGAGATTGTGAAGTTGATCTTTGACAGGTATATACAGGATGACGGAACACTGAACGGAGTTGCGATCTGGCTGAACAACAACGGATACAGCCGAATCAGCAAAGGCGAAGTAAAGCCGTTCACATATGACTTCATCGTGAATGTCCTTGATAATCCGACTTATCACGGAAAGATCAATTACTTCCGCAGGACAAATATCAAGGGCATAAGGAAAAATCCGAAAGATGCGGTTGAGGTTGACGGGATCCATGAGGTAATCATAGATGAAAATCTGTGGCAGCAGGCACGGGAAAAGCGGGAGGCTTCTTCCGGGAGACAGGAAAAGGTGGATGAACCTGATCGCATGAGCCTACTGTCCGGTCTGATCAAATGCCCCGCCTGCGGGAACGGTCTTATCGCTACGAAGAGCAAGCACGTTAACAGGAACCGTGGCGGTCATTATAAGACCATTCATTATTATTCCTGCCGATACTACAGGAAATCAGCCGGAAGAACCTGCGAGTTCAAACATACTTATAATCAGGCGAAGATCGATTCTGCGGTATTTGAGATTGTCAGCAATCTGGCGGCTCATCCGGCATTTGAAAAGGCAATGGCGATGGCTGCAGGCGGTGATGAATCAGTAGATGCTTATGAGAAGCGGATGAAGGAAATCCGCAAGGATCTGTATCATCAGGAACATGAGAAGAACCGCGTCGGAGCGGAGCTTGATAATCTGGATGTTCTGTCTGATGACTACGATACGGAATATGAACGGATCCAGGCAGAGATGGATGATATCTATGACAGGATAGAATCCCTGGAGCTTTCTCTTAAGAAGATAAAGAAGAAGTGCAACGAAGCCAGGCAGGGTGTCAGCTCTATTGAAGGGATAAAGAAGATCCTGAAGAATTTCGGGAGGTTCTATGAAAAACTGACTTCTGAGGAACAAAGGGAGCTGTACCGTCAGTTCATCGAACGGATAGAGGTTTATCCGGAAGAGCAGGAAGACGGAAGGGTACTGAAGAGCATTCATTTCAGATTTCCTGTACGGTACGGTGAAACGGATACAATTGAGACCTGGATGGGAGCCGAGGGTGAGCCTGATGATGAGATTTCCTTTGTGTTGGATTGCAGCGAGGTACAGGTGACGGCAGCGGAAGCGAAAGCGACCTATGCCGAAATCAGGGCATATGTACTGGAGCATACGGGAATGAAGGTTTCATCATTATATATCGCTCAGATAAAACGGAAATACGGCATTGATGTCGGGATTGCTTACAACAAGCCGGAACAGAACAAGAATCACGTGCCGGTATGCCCGGTTGAAAAGGAACTGGCTATCATGGATGCGCTGAAGGCATTCAGGATGCTGACAGAAGACACAGAGTATATGGAGGCGGCAGTATGAAGAAGAAAAAGCTGAAGTGTTATATCTACATAAGGGTATCCACCTCAATGCAGGTGGAGGGCTACAGCCTTGAAGCCCAGAGGGAGAGGCTGACGAAGTTCGCGGATTTCCAAGACATTGAGATAGTCAGGGAATACTGCGATGCAGGAAAGTCCGGTAAGAATATCACTGGCAGACCAGAGTTTTCCCAGATGCTGAATGATGTGGCTGAGGATCGTGACGGTGTGGATTTCATCCTGGTATTCAAACTTTCAAGATTCGGAAGAAATGCGGCGGATGTCCTCAATTCCCTTCAGTATATACAGGATTTCGGTGTAAACCTGATCTGTGTGGAGGACGGGATTGATTCTTCCAAAGATTCCGGTAAGCTGACTATTACGGTTCTATCCGCTGTTGCCGAAATAGAAAGAGAAAACATTCTGGTACAGACGATGGAAGGACGCCGCCAGAAAGCCAGAGAGGGGAAGTGGAACGGCGGGCAGGCTCCATTCGGGTACACGCTGGATTCCAAGAACAGCACGCTGATCGTCAATCCGGAAGAGGCGGAGATCGTAAAGATCATCTTTACAAAGTTTGCTCATGAAGGGCTAGGAGCTGACCGGATCTGTGATTATCTGAATCAGCACGGATATACGAAAAAGAAAGTAAAGAAAAAGGAACTGAATTATTTCGCCAGAAGCTTTATAATGAAGATCCTTGATAATCCCGTTTATACCGGTAAGATCGTTTACGGAAGGCATAAGACCGAAAAGGTCAAAGGCAGCAGGGATGAATATAAGCGAGTCATGGCTGATGATTATATGGTTGTTGACGGGATGCATGAGGCAATCATAGACCGGGATTTATGGGAAGCGACAAGGCTCAGGCGAAAAGATACCGGCGTCAAATGGAATAAGACGCACAGCATGGATCATGAGCACATTCTGACTGGTATCATCAAATGTCCGATCTGCGGCCGGAGTCTTGTGGGAACCGTCAGAAGGCGTAAGAACAAGAAGTCCGGCGAGTACAAGGATGACTGGTATTATAAGTGCCTGCACCGTACAAAGATAGACGAAACGCATTTCTGTGATTTTCGATTGGTGCTGAGTCAGGTAGAGCTTAATAGTCAGGTAGAGCAGATCATCCTGGACATGGTGGCGGATCCGCAGTTCAAGGATTACATGGTGATGAAGATGGACGAGAAGGTGGATGTCTCATCACTGGAAGCCGAGAGGGATCAGGTCAGGGAACAGCTTCGTCAGGTCGTGGGAGCGAAGAAGAAGCTGGCGGAGATGCTGGACAGGCTGGATGTAAACGACAAGCACTATGACAGAAAGTATCAGGATATGCACGATAGACTGGATATCCTGTACGACCGGATATCAGAGCTGGAGGACACGATAGCCGAAATCGAAGAGAAGATCAGCGGAGCCTACGGAGAGAAAATTACTGCAGATGAGCTCTATAAAGTTCTCCTGAGTTTTGATAGAATGTACTTTAAGATGACCGATCTCGAAAAGAAGAGGTTCATGAGAGATTTCATTGACGAGATTGAGTTGTACCCTGAAAGACAGGAAGACGGACGCATCTTAAAGCAGCTGCATTTAGGATTTCCGGTGTTTTATGAGGGTTCTGAGGGTGATACAATTCGGTTGCTCAAACAAAACACAGTCGAAAGTATCGTGTTGCTTTCCAAACTTAAATCAAATAAGTTGAAGCATATTAATGTGGAATTAGAGATGGATGAACTTGATTTGACGGCGGCGGAGAGTAAAGCAACTTATGAGGAAATCAAGGATTATATTCTGAAACAAAGCGGATTGACAGTCAGCAACTTGTATATTGCACAGGTAAAGCAGAAATGCGGTATTATTGAGAGGGCAAATTATAACCTGCCGAAATCGGAAAATTCCAGACAGCCGAAATGCCCGCCAGAGAAAGAAATGGCGATAAGGAAGGCGTTGGAGCATTTTGGGATGATTTGATGAACTTTAGAAATGATAGGACAGTTTTTCATTGATTTACGCTTTTGAGTGTTAGCGTCAGTTTCTTGGCAATGAACTAAAAAAGAACGGTAGTTTTATAAAAGAAGAATATTTATATGAGA